TCAGAATTCATAAATTTATTTATAGCTTCCTCGTGTTTTTCAGAACTTATGAAAGGAGAACATACAGGTGCCAGAAATATATAATCAGTATCAGTTGTTTTACCAATATGACCATGAAACTCAGAATTAGAAGCTTCACTACTTGCAAAGTACTCTTCTCTTTTCTTTGTTTTTACACCATATGATTTTCCTATTTCAATCATTTCATCACAATCACTATTGACTATGATTTCATCTATATTACTAACCTTTAATAAAGTTTGTAATTTTAAATCCAATAAGGTAGTATCACCAAATGGTTTAATATTTTTATTAGGTACTCTTTGAGAACCTTTACGAACTGCAACTACTGCTGTAACTTTTCCTTTTTTCATAACTGCCCTCCGTTTACATCAATTACAGAACCATTTAAATAGTTTGAAAGTTCTGAACATAAGAATACAATTGGTCCAACTTGGTCATCTATTGTACCCAATCTTCTCAATGGAATATTCTCACATAGTTTATCTTGTTCTTCTTTTGTCATTGATTCTTCTAACATAGGAGTTAGTGTTTGAGATGGACAAGTACAATTTACATGAATACCTCTTGGTCCTAGTTCATGTGCAAGTTGTCTTGTTAATCCAATAATACCTGCCTTACTTGAAGTATAATGAACCCCACTTACAATACTTTTATTTCTACCTGCAATTGAAGATACGTTTACTATTCTACCTCCACTTTTCATAAGTGGTATAGATTTTTTAATTAGATAATAAAAGGAACGAAGGTTTGTATCAATTACAGAATCCCACTCATCTATTTCTATATCTTCTATTTTCTTACAAAAATTAATACCAGCAACATTGATTAAAAAATCAATATCTGTAATTGATTCGAAAAAGGAATCTATACTATTTTTATCAGATATATCAACTCCCTCTGTTCTCGAAACTCGGATTACTTTTGCACCAAGTTCTTCAAACTTATCTGCTACTCCCAATCCTATTCCTTTAGAAGAACCAACAACTACTGCTGTTTTATTTTTAAAGTTAATCTTCATATATGTGCTCTACATCTGGTTTTGTAATTGCTAATCTTGCGGCTGGTTTATCACCAACTGCAGTAATCTTATGCCATGTGTTAGCTTTTACAACAATAATATCACCTTGTTTAACTCTACTAACTTCTTCTTCGATTTGCCATTCATATTCACCTTCAAGAACAACCCAACATTCATCAGCATCAGGATGATAATGTAATCTATTTCCCTCACCAGGGTTCTGTTTGATTATAACTCCACCAAATCTATCATTATAAACTACTCGAACTGCCCAAGAATCTTTATAACCTAATTCTTTTTCTAGTGTTGGAATGTTTATTGTTTTTGGATTTTCGAACTCATGACCAGCAACTAATAAGGAATTAGTTACTCCATCATCTTTTAATACTCGTTTTACATTACTATCTTGTTTCATTCTAAGGTGTTTGTTATACAAATATACGAAATTTATTTGGATTATACAAATTTTTTCTACTCTACTTCCAATATTTCTTTCATTATATTGTCAATTGATACTCTATTATCATTTAAGTAAATTTCTCTTACTAAATCTTCTTGTGGTTTTTGTTTATGATTACCATTAAATTCACTTTTAACTTCATCACTTACTTTTTTAAACTTATCATCACTTAATTTCTTATAAGATTTTCTCCAACCATCTCTAAACCAAGTGAAACCTGTAATGTGTAATTCTTTTAAATCATAACAAAGTAAATCCATTATTGCCATTGTACCTGAATTAGGTCTTGTACCTAACATTTTTGCAACACCAATATAATAGTCAGTATCAGCACAATGAAATGATAGATTCCATTTTTTGTTTTCTTTTTCAAATGAAGTTACATCACTATAAAATGGCCTAACATACTTTGGATAAGGACAAGAAACTAAAACGTTTTTATTTTTCATTTCTTCATAAAAAATATTACCACAACATTCTGGTGATGTATGTAAACAATGATAATGAATATCAGTTCGTGAACCTAGGTCGGATTCGAATCCTTCTTCAATTGGAAATCCTTTATTAACCCTAACTACGATATCATATCCATCTATTTCTTTTCCTTTGCCACTTCCTTCAAGAGATGGAGATGGACCAACTACAATTACTTTTTTATCTTTAAGTAATTCATTGTATTGAGAATCATACTTACCATCCTTTCTAATATCTAACCACTTATTGTATGTAAATCCTGGTGGATTTGTATTTTTATTTGGTTCTGACACAATCTCCACTCTATATTTTTCTTCTACTTTTTGTTTTAATTGACTATTTCTATCGTATTGATGTACAATTGGAAACACTTCACCTTTCTGATTTGTAATTACAAAATCATCTGTTATGATTGGTGTTGGTTCTAATAAAGTATCACCAAATTGTTCTTTTTTAATTAGAACAGTTCCAAGTTGTGTTGCTAAACCTTCTTCTTGTTTTACAAACTGAACGTTTTCTTTAAAATGATTTAAGTTTATTAATATATTATAAGCGGCCTGGTCTGCTAATTGGTCAGGATTCGAACCCGTCTTAGACCAATGATAAATTTCTAAGAATAAATCTCGTAAGGCATACCCCTTACCAACAATAGTACCAGCACAACAAGATGTTTTATTTTGTAACCATTCCCATTCTATTGGAAATGATGTACCAGCATTTACTGTAGCCCAATCATCATCTTTAAATTTAATACATTCTGATAGAGAAAGGATTTCCTTATTCATATTTTTTTCAATCCAACTTGTTGGGTCTTTTTGAAATATAACATCCTTTACATCTGTCCAGATTATTGTTTCATTTTGAAAGTTTTCAAGAAGTTTATAAGCATCTCGGAATCTCTGTATAATGATATGTTCTTCTAATGTAGAACCAAATAAATCCCAACCAAATGATTTAAGATAATCAATGGTTTTCTGTGGCACATCATATACCAACATCATTTTATTTCCTCTAAACCCACTCTTTTCAATAGATTCTACATAGGGTTTAATATCAGTAGGTGAGTATTTTGTTATACAACCAAATATTATCATTTATCTAAACTTAAAATATATTCTCTTAATTTATCTTTGGGTTCCCATCCCAATAGTTTTAGTGTATCATCGTTCTCTCTTAACGTTTCTCGATAGTTACCTGGTTGGTCTGGTATGTACACATGGTCACATCCATATCTTTCTCTAAACATCTGTGCTACATCGTTGATAGAATAATTTATTCCTGTTCCCAACTCCCAAGCATCTTCGTGTTTATTATCTACCAAACCTATTCTATATAAAGCATCTACAATATCATCTACATGAGTAAAATCTCTTCTCTGTTCACCATCACCTACAATTGTTATTGGTTCTGAATTGAAAACTTGAGTTCTCCATATTCCAAGTAATGCTGCGTAATCTCCATCAGTTGTTTCACCTGGTCCATATACATTATAAAATCTACAAACCTCTACATTAACATCAAATGTTTTTTTGTAAAGTTTACAAACTTCTTCACCTAAGTATTTGTACATAGCATATGGTGAATCCGATGGGTTGTGGTGTTTGGATGATGAACCAGCATATACAACTTTTATATTGTTTGCTCTTGCCCATTCCATCACTGCTTGAGTTCCTTTCACATTAACCCTAAAACATTCTGTTGGGTTATCAAATGATGGTTGTATTCTACTTAATGCTGCTAGATGATAACATATATCATATTCTCCTTTGATGTATTCAATTGTTTCTATATCTGCATTTATATACTTCACACCTTCTATGTGAGTACTTCTATCACCAGTTGAGTAATCATCTAAACAAACTACTCTATTACCTTCATCTTTTAATCTTTTAATTAGATTAGAACCGATGAATCCTGCTCCGCCTGTTACTAGTATTTTCATATTGTTTCGTAGAATTCGTTTTGTTTTTCTTGTCTATCTATTTGTTTAGGATGATACAAACTCCATTGTTCCTCTGCGGGAAAGTTTGAGAACGTATCATAACCAGTAATAGTTTCATGTACAGGATTCATCCATCTAACTGAATCTGTTCTTTTATAGATACGAAGTTGATAATCAGGAAAGTTTACCCATCCTTTTTCATCTACGTTCCATCCCCATTTTTTGATATGTTCATCAGTTAATCCTTCTACTGTATTTACTCTTGGAACAAAAATAACATCAACAGGATTATTTTCTAATAACTGAGGAAGGTATTCAATAAGTGCTTCATGTGGAATTTCATCTGCATCAATCTGAAATATATAATCTTTACTACAATGAGATTTAAGATTGTTTTTAAATGATGCAAAATCTTTGTTTAAAGGAAATCCTATCACTTTATGATTAGAATGCATTTTATCCAACAAAGAAACATATCCCATTACCTCATCAGTAACAGATGATTCATCATATTGGATTACAATTTCATCATCAGATTTAATTGTGTTTTGTAAAAAGTTTAGTAATTTTGTTATTTCTTCTAACTCATTACAAACTGTAATTGCGTATGATATGTTCATTTTTTAAAAATTAATTATCAGGTCTATCTCCAATATCAGGTGTATCGCCTATATCTTCACTTACCTCATCTTTAATAACTGTTCTTCTAGTAGATGTATTCGAACCTTCTTTAAACAATTCTTGTAGAAAATCTTGTTCAAATCGTATTTCATATACATTTGTAATGTTATCTATTTTATATGTTCTGTAATTTTTTAATTGACGAGAATATAATTTTTGATTATTTTTTATAAAGGTTGAAAATAAACTAGCACCATCTTTAGAAAACTTTTTTAACATAAGTTCTAGTTGAAGGTCTTCTTCAATTGGTATTCTCTTATCTCTAAGTTTAGCTATTAGAGTTGTGAAATCAATAGGTCTTATTGGATTTAGTTTAATACAATGAACCTTTTCATCAATAATACCAATTACAAAGATATACCTAGCATCATCACCACTTCTAGTTGCAGGTTGTCCACCACGATACGTTGTGATACGATAAATATTTCTAGGTCTTATTAAGGATTTGGATACCCTTCTTTCTGGTTTTAAAAATGCTTTATACTGTCTTGTGTACATTATAGTTTGTTAATAGTTGGAAGTTTCATTTCAATATGTTTTGGTTTACTCTTAACATATTTGTCAAGTATCTCACCTAACTTACTTGTCATTTTATCTAAACTGAAGTTTTTGTTTATGTTAGTTTTTAGTCCACTACTTTCTTTTAAATATTTTTTATAGTTTTTATGTACTTCAAATATTTTAGATGCTGCTTTTGAATAATCCACATAGAACCATTTTGATTCTTTAAGTAGAAATTTATTAGATGCTGTTTCGTGTACGTTTTTAAGTTCACCTTCGAGGTAAACTGTATTTTCTTCTGGTAGGAAATCTTTGTACCCACTCCAATTGGAAACGATGATTGGTTTACCTGTTGTAGCAAACTCTGCAAGTGGTCTACCATAACCTTCACCTTTAGTGAACATAACCATTGCTTTTACTTTATCATCATTATACAAATCATTTAGTTGACTTTCTTCTAAATCACCGAATACTAAATGAATAGGAGGACACTTATCCCCATATTCTTGTGTTAATATTTTTATAGATTTTGTTATCTTTTCACGTTCTCCTACCGAAAATCCAGCATGAGATGTTTTGAGAATAAGACCTGGTTGTTGATTTTTTGGTAATCCTTTGAAAACGGTACAGAATGTTTTTATAACCATACCTGTATCTTTTCTATCGTGTCCTAAATCTCCACCCAACCAATGACCTACATACAGAAAGTTAAAATCAGTATCAACGTTATCTAAAATAGATTTTGAAAGTTTACCATTAAATGTTTCTGTGTTAACTCCTTCAAATAAAACCTCAACTGGTTTTTGTAACTTCATTTCACCAACCTTTTGATTGGTGTTTTTATCCATTTTAGTATAAATTGTGTTAACTAGTGTTTCTTTTGTAAATTCAGAGGGAGTTATAATTAAATCCATATTGTTGCCACCTTGGAGAAATTCTTGAGGTGCAACTGTTGTTTCAACTCCAGCGGTAATACCAATATTAAACTCTCCTTTTTGTTGGAATTCATTTGCAACTGAAACTTGTACAAATACTTCTGGTTTTTTATCTAAATGTGATACAATACTACTGAGTACTTTTTTACCAAAATCACTCTGAGGATTGATTTGGTCTTGTGGAGTATTCCCCCATCTAGTTGGTACAACTTTAACATCGTATTTATCTAATTCGAATAATGATTTCAAGATATCTCTTGAATGGTCACCGTAACCACTTCTTGTTGCTACTGGTGCCTGAAATACTAATATAGGTTTATTCATTTTCTAATTCTCTTAATCGGTTTTCTTCTTCGTTTCTTAAACATCTCTCAATTGAGAGTTTTGTTAGTTTTGTAATTTCTTCTAATTTTTCTGGTTCATGTGGTGAATTATAACACTCAAATCGTGTAGTTTCGATTTCGTTATCTTGTAAAGTTAGAACATGATAATCCTCACCAAGTTCTTTCATGTTATGAATTGCTCTACGAGATTCGTTAACTTGATTGTTTGTCCAATAACCTGGTAACCTAACTATGAATATTGGTTTACTCATTATCTAATTTTGTAAACATTAAATCTTTGTTTTGGTTTCCAATTCTTAAATGTAGTTTCAATTCCATCAACAAGAGTGTTACACATATTTGTATGATTTAATCCCATTTCACCTAAGAACGCTTCTCTACCTTTTAATCCACATTCATTTCTTTCTGTTGGTGTTTTATCATACCAATATTTAATTGCATCTCCTACTTCATAAACATCTACCTTATCATCAATAATGTAAGGAGTTGGAAGTGAACCAACCATTGTTTGAACTCTTGGCCAAAGTGGTTTTACCCATTCACCATGAGTTAGTTTATCTTCCCAATCTCTGTAATTGTGAAGTGAACCAATTTCTTTGTAATCTTCTGCAGTTAGATATTTACCATCTAATTTAAATCCACATTGGTCTTGTAATCCACCTGTAACATTAATGATAGCTGGTGTTCCTGCCATAATCGATTCTGCAGTTACTAATCCAAATCCTTCATTACCAGCAATGTTAATTGTACAATCTGATAAATTATATAACCAATTCAATTGTTCTTGGTTTACTCTATCTGTTGAGAATTTAATCTCACAACCAGGTGCTATTCTATCTGCAACAGAAATTAAATCTGTACCATTTTGGTCTCTTGGATTTGTATGCATTATTAAACACACCTTATCTTTATCCTCCTCTGGTAACCCATCAACAAATTTTTTGAATCCCCAAATAACATCTGATGGTTGTTTTCTTTTGATATTTCGATTCATCCAAAATAAAACAAACTTGTAATCTTTATCACCAAGAACTTGTTTTCTAAAATCTTGAGGTACTTCAACTGGCTTGTATGTATCAGAATTGATACCATGTGGTACATAAGATACCTGCCAATCTTCTAAGGGTTTGATTGTTTCTGAATCTAGGTTACCAACTCTACTTACGATACCATAAGTTTGTCTTGAGATACATCCTAACCAATCACAACTTTCGTAGTAATCTCTATTGTAGTGAGGGTCTGGTAAATCATCCCATATATGATAAAATAGAATTGGAATGTTTTGTCTTAGTTCCGCTTCCATTTCATATAACCATCTCCAATATCTTGGGTCTGTAAAGTGAAGAATTGCATCAGGTTGGTGTCTCATGATTAATTCTCTAAGAATATTAGCATCACCATAACCAGTCCAAGGAATGATTTTAAGTGAAGCATCTTCTACTCCACTTAGTTTTTTTGCATCCTCACCCAAATCTATTTCTTTACCTTTTTCAGGATGATTAACAGCTGCTCCCAACTGAACCCAATCATATTTATCAAGAGTACCAAAAACTAATTCTTTGGATACAGTTGCTATACCTGATGACATTCTCAAATCATCAGATAATAATAGAATTTTCTTCTTTTTTGTCATTAACCTTTATTTTAAAATTTTAGATATTTGAAAATCTTCGTTTAGATTCCCATTGTACTTTTTTACTTTTAGCCAAGTACAACTTTTTAGAAACTAATTTATTATAGTTATCCCTTAATGAATTTAATTGTGGACCACTTGCACTACTCGTATCACTCATATTATTTTCTCCTTTTAAAAAGCTGAGCCGCTTTCATTTAAATTTTGATAATTATTAATTTCATTTCGAAAATCATCATCCTCAATATATTTGTTAACTGACCTGTTAACTAGTTTTTGAAGTGTAATATTTGAATCAAATGATATTCTTTTAAACTTTGAGTAAATATCTTTTATAATCTTTACTGTTGTTAATTTTGTATCTGCCATAACTCTCTATTTTTTATGTTATTCTTATGTATAAATATATACAAATATATAAAACAGAAAATTATCCCCAAGCTGAACACAAACCTCTTTCCTTAAATTCACACCATTTACATTGGTTTCCTTTATTAGTTGGAAAATCTGTTTGTATAATCTCACCTTCTTCACCAAATACTGAATCAACGAAATTCATAAAACCTTTCCAAGCCATATTCATTGAAGGTTTACCATTGGCTGGAACGAATTTTGAGATTCGTGGGATAGGGAATTCATAATCTTCACTAATCTTTCGTTTAAGTATCTGATATTCTACTCTAATTTTATCTAATGGTATATCATACTTATCTGAATAGAATTTTTTGTACAATAACATTTGAGAGGTTTTTACCTTATCATTCTTTTGATATTTGTTCCAACCTCTTGTTGAAGTTTTCAAATCAATGATAATATATTCTTGTGTAGTTTTATCTTTTAGAAGTACATCAATAAAACCAATGAAATGAACACCAGGTTTAATCTCAGCATTCAATCTCTGTTCTATAGCGATTAACTCAAATCCACTTTTAGTATATAGTTTATCTAATTTTTTGGTGAAATAAGATAATATTTTTTTACCATCATCAAAGAACTCACCCAAATCTTCCTTAGTACAAGGATACTTTCCTTCTTCCAACTTATCAGATTCTTTTGTAAATTGTTCTACAAGTTGTTTATATAACATATCCTCAAGATTCAATTGAAGTGCTTGTTTCTTAGTTACATTATACATCACATCTAAGAAGTGTTGTATTGTTTCGTGCATTGCACTACCGAAAATTGTGTGGATGTTTGCTGAGGATGTTCCTAACTTATCAATATAATTTAGTTTATATTGTTGTTGACAAGTTGAATACATTCCATATTGTGAATAACTTACTCTAGCCATAATTTATACTTTATGTGATTCTGTTGATACTCCATATTTAACTACATTGAAATCCTCCTCACTTAGAGAATCCCACCAATCAGAAGCAACTTCCTCTTCATCTATTGATATAGAGAAACTTTTATCATAACTACCATCTTTTAGTTGAGGATAAATTATTCCTTGTTTTGTGTCAAATACACTTCCTACCGATTCTAATACTATTAACATACTTTTATATTTTAATTATTAACCTATTTACTATGTAAATATACGAAAAAAAATCGAGAAATCCAAATTTTTAGAGCTTTAATTTTAACTTAGTTATTTGTTTTTTATCAATACCATATCGTTCACATAGGTATTTTATATTTTCTCTTCCTTCTTTAGTTGAGTAAAGTATTTCACAGTAATCTTCTGCCTCATGTGATGAACAAGAAAATTCTTGTTTAAGTAAATCAATTAACCATGCTTCATATTTATCAGTTTTCTTCCCCTTTGTGTATTTTAAGTAATGTCTACCCTTTGGGAGAATACCAATTAAAGCTAGGTATAATTGTTGAGGTTCTAGTATTTGTGTATAAGGTTGAATCTCTGAAAGTACTTGTATCCAATCAGGATTCATAGATAGAAAACGATGAACCATATAATTACTCCATGTTTTCTTATCAGCTTCTTCAAGTTTATCCCAATACTTTGGGTCTTGAAATTGTGTAACCGCTTTTATGTGGTCAAATAATGATTTAGCCATTGTAATTTATTTTAGGTAAAATATAATTAAAAAAATCTTTTGCACCTTTTGGTGAAAAGTGTTTATCATTTGGTGTTATATATGAATGTGTTTCAAGTATCCAATCAATTACATCACCATCGTGTAATAAATTAAAAGAATTTACACCTTCTTTTTTATGTACAAAAAAAGTATTAATGTTTTTATGTGTTAAAGTTGATGCCAACCCATTCCAAATATTTTTAGAATTATTATCAACCCATTCTGAACCATTTTCTTGTATATCTTTATTTATCTGATTTAATTTATCACCTCGGTCATTTTGTAAATCAGATATTGTGATTGTGTTATCAACTTGAGGAATACTAATTCTAAAGAAATCTGGTAACCCAACTATAATCAAATCATCCAAATTCCATTCTTGATGAGTTGTAAGTATTTCCGTAACAACAGTCATAATACCATGGCCGTTCTTAGCGTGGTTTTTTATTTCTAAATCAAAGTGTTCTGATAGATACTCGTACCAAGTTTTACCATCAAGTTTAGCAATTACTCGTGTGTAATCTGTTGATAGAGAATCACCATATATCCAAAGTTTTTTACTCATTATTATTTTGTAATTCCTTTGGTAATAACTCTTGGTTTATTTCACCACAATCCCCACATAGATATAATTCTACTGGTATGATTGCATCTTGTGGTGTACCTGTTATTATCTTTGAAATCTTCAAGAACTTAGTACCTGGTATAAACACAGTACCACCACAATGTTGACATTTCATTTCTGTTGCCTTGGATAAATCTATCTTTGGTTGTTGAGGTGGAGGTGTATTTCCACCACCATTATTCATTCCTATAATCTTTGCCATAATTTATTTGTTTAATCGAACCATTGAGAACGGTCTGTTTTTACGTTCTTAACTGTTTTTTTTAATACTTCTCTTTCTTTTTGTTTCCACTCTTTATTTACAAACTTATCTCTAACTTTGTTTTCATTATCCCTACCAATCTTTTCTGCCTTCTTTAGTTCTTCATCTGTAATTTCCTTACCTTGTTGTTTTAATGATAAAGAAGCAAAATTCTTAGTATGATGTGAACTAAGTGGTTTTGAAAATTGTTTTAAATATTCTGTTTTCGAATCTAAGTATTCTAAGAATCCTTCGAAATCTACTTTACCCAAATCATCCAACTCTTTATCACTAAGAGGATTATTTGGGTCATATTTGTAAGGTTGGTATTTCATCTTTTAAAGTTTATTTGTACAAATATACGAAAAATATTTGTATTATCCTAATAAAATTGATAAAACATTATCAACGTTTTCTGGTTTATCACCATATTCACTCGCTACTAACTTACCTCGTTTAAAAGCAACTACCATTGGTATATTAGTTAAATCAATCAATTCTCTACTCTTTGGTGAGTTGTCTGGATTAATTAATATAAATGGAATTTCTCTATATGATTCAGATACGGATTCAAAATGTGGTTTTAAGTTATCACAATTGCCACACCAATCAGTACCAAACATTACCATTAACTTTGGTTGAGTTCTTATTAGTACATCAAGTGAATCTGTTTCTAATTTTATCATAAAATTCCTACTATTTGAATTATACAACTCATAAAGGTGATTTCTTTATCTACTACCAATGCATCTTTGTGTTGTGATTCTGAAAGAATTAGAATTATGTTTGAAGTATTAGTACCACCATAATCATCTACCTTTTCATATAAGAATGTATATAGTTCTGTAAAATCTTGTGTACGAGAATCTGCAACAGCCTGTCTAATGTTTTTCCACTTGTTGGGTTTTGCATCCTTTCCTTTAAGAATCTCAACTACCTTTGATTTTAAATCAGAATCAATTACAGAGGTTGTATCGAGTTTTAATTGTCCTTTAGATGAATTTAACTGACAAGTATTAATAATCTTTCTAATATCAGGATATGAACTATCAATGATAGGTACGAGGTCTTTTGGTTGAAAACCCACACCTTCTTTACCTAAAATCTGTGAGATTTGTACTGCAACATCTTTTTTAGTTGGAGGTACAATCTGAAACTCTTGTGTTCTACTTCTAATAGGTGAGATTACTTTCTCAACATAGTTACAAGTTAAAATAAATCTACAATGTTTTGAGAACGTTTCCATTAGGTTTCTTAAGATTGCCTGTGCATTTGGTGTCATATAATCAAACTCATCTAAGATGATTACTTTCATATCTTTGAAACCAACAGTTGAAGCAAAACCCTTTACTTTGTTTCTAACTGTATCAACATTATTCTCATCGGATGCATTTATGATTATGTAATCACAATCAATCGAGTTAACAATTAACTTTGCTAATGTTGTTTTACCAGTACCTGCTTTACCGAAGAATAAAAGATGAGGGATTTCTCCACTTTCAAGATAATCCTTTACCTTATCCTTTAAATGTTCATTACCAACGTATTCTGTTAGTTTGGAAGGTCTATACTTCTCTACCCATAGAGAGTTGTTTACCTTCTTGGTTGTGTTATTATCTTCGAAAAATGCCATATTAGAATGTAGAGTTTTTCACTTCTTTACAGAAATCTCCTAATTTTTCTAATTTAGTAATTAGTGATTGTTTTTGATTTTCATCAAGACCTCTGGTTTCATTTCGGTTTAGTTCACCGATTAAATCTACCATTGATGATGCTACGATTAGTAAAGCATCTTCTTTCGAGTTCAGAAAATTATCCGATACTCTAAACTTTTTTGCTATTTCTTGTAAGTTTGCCATTATAATTTATTTTTTGTTTATACAAATATACGAAATTTATTTCATATATCCAAGTCTTTTCTTTTTATTTTTTCAATATTCATTGATATTTGTTTAGGTACATTCCATTCTGCTTCCAATTTAGATATGTTTGGATTTCTTTTCTTAACAAAATCATATATAGATTCAGAGGGTCCTCCTACATTATAAATACCTTCCTTTTCAAATAAAGGGTTAACTACATTAGGCACCTCATCTGACCATATAGAACTCTTATATACATTTGTAAAAGCATGAGAATGTGGAAATGGATACTCTACCATACCCAATCGTAATATTAAGTATTTATTACATAATTGTACAGCACACTCTCCACCTAGTTTAGACCAACTATATTTGTTGGTAGGTCTAACTGAGGAGTTTTCTGTATGTTGATTATCGGTTCCACTATAAACATAATCAGTAGAAACATATATTATTTTTTTTCCATATGTGTTACAATACATTACCAAATTAGATGTACCTATTATATTTACATTAATACTAAGGTTGGGTGATTCTTCATGTTGTATCATCGGTCTTGATAAAGCTGCTGAATGGAATAGATAATCAAATTCATAATTATTGAATACATATTCTATACTAGCCTCATCTGTAATATCCAATTCTTCTTTATTTAAAAATATAAAATTTGGATTATTTTCTTTTTTAAATTGAGAACATAAGTGACCATCACCTCCTGTAAATAATATTTTACTCATAGTACCATTCAAATTTATTATTCAATATTTTTTTATATTCATCTATACTATCAATAGTGTTATCACCAATAGCATCTTTGTAAATCTTATGTAGGAGATTTTCAAATAACAAAATATAATTATGAAGGTGATAATTATTATCTAATAATTTAACACTCAATTCAGTTGATGAAGTGTAATTCTTCCTAAAAAAATTATAACCATTTAGAGTATCAGTACCACCTGTGTATTTTCTCTCGCTTGATAGCTTTTTTACATTATCATTATATTGATTAGTGTAATATAAATAACACCAAAATATATTAGAAAATAAAACACCAGGTTCATTTATTGGTATTTTATAATAATCCTTATCACTTAACTCACTCACTTTATCAAAATTACTAAAAATAAAATTTCCAAGATTTTTATCAGTATCAATACTAAAATTTAAAGAAAATTGTTTCAGTTTCAATCCAAGTTCATTTTCAATATTATTTACAATCTCTTTCATTCCATTTTTGTGGTAACAAAATAAATGCATATCACTATCAAAAAAGTTTGGATTAGAATCCACTATGGGTATTTGAGTGTAAAAGGATATCTTAGATGTTTTATATTCAGTATAAATTGTTGAAAGTATATCTCTATTAACACAATAAAAGTTATCAGAAATAAACATTAGTTCTGAAGTGTCTTCCATTTGATTTATAAACTCATCTATTATTGTAAATTGTATACCTGATGAATATCCATCAAGGGGATTATGTAGTTCAAATTTTATATCTACATTATATTTGGATGAAGTAGATTCTATAATAGAAACTATATCTTCTTTTGAAAAAATAGAATCTATACTTTTTTGAGAATGCCAAAAACCAAAATTAATAATTACATTGGTAGGTATTTTTTTAATACCACCATATAATAAATTCATCACCCAAGTTTCACACTTTAATTTAGAAAAAGTATTTGGATTTGTAAGAATTAATATTTCTAATTTAGAATTACCCATTCAAATTATATAATGTGTTTAATATTGTTGGAATGACCTGTTTCAATTTATCCATCCGTCTGAACCCAAGGTTATGTATTTTTTCATAACTTACATTATAGGAATATTGATTTAATAGAGGAGTATCTACAAAATTTATTTTTAGATTTGGGTTATGCTTTCGTACTATACCAACAATATCAGATAATTTTTTATTCTCAGATACTACATTATAAACTCCCTTTGGTAACTTACCATCTATCGCCATCATAATAGAATGATAACAATCCCTTAAACCAAGATATGGTCTTACTTGGTTATAGTTTTCTTTCCATATAGTTAGTGGAAGATTAAGTGAGGATTGATAACAAAATTTATTTACAGCTGTGTGGAATCTCATTCCTTCACTAAATCCGAATATTGTTCCGAATCTAAAAATTACATAATCAATATTAGATTCTTTTAAATAATTTTCTATTTCAATTTTTGATTCTGCGTATGGACTTTGTGGGTTTAAGAATTGAGATTCATCTTCATATACTTCATCAGCGGCAACACCATATACACTAGTTGATGATGGAAATATAAATTTCTTTACTCCTGCTTCTATACACTTATCTATTAATACTTTTGTTTTTGTAATGTTAACATCTTCCATTTCTTTCTTATTACCAAAACTACCAGCAGCATCAGTAATAGCTGCAAGATGTAATACAATATCATGTCCATGTAAATCATCAACAGTTAACTCATCAATATCCATTTCTGAAAATTTAATTTGATTTTGTAAATTAAACAGAGAAGTGTATCTTTGTGTTAATAAATTATCAACAACCGTTATTTTTTTATTTAAAATATTTCTAATTAAATATGAACCAATGTGGCCACATCCTCCTGTAATTAATAATCTCATTTTTTTAGTTTTTTAAAATCATCGTAATCATTTATGTAATCATCTGCATCATAGTGAGTATTACATAACACAAGAAGTATAGTATCTTCTGTTAGATATGTTTGCTCATCCCATATCATTTCAGGTATTAAAACAGCCTGATTCTTTTTATTTAAAGTTATGGTTTTCTTCATATATCCATCATCTACTATAACTTCCAATTCTCCTTGTAAACAAATTAGTATTTGTTGTGTTTTATGATGAGCATGTTTTCCTCTATTATCTTGGTCGTGTACACCATATACATAAAAAATCCTCTTAATATCAAATGGAACATCACTTCCTCCTTCAATCGGAATCAAATTACCATCATCTTCAATAAATTCTCTGAATCTAAATGTTTTTACATCGTTTAGTGTTTTCATATATCTCCTAATATTTTAACCATTGGTACATGAGTTATTAATTTTCCACCCTTCTCTATCCAATTTCTTTCGTTATTAATTATATAATCTTTAAAATTCCAAGCTCCTAGGAATATATAATCATAATCATCTAAGTTTACATTATTCCTTGATTTAATAGGGATATGAGAACCTGGTGTTAGTTTGCCTATTTTAGTATCACTCGTATCAGATACACATTCAATTAAATCAGAAGTAATACCACAATAATTAAATACAGTAGTTGATTTTGAAGTAGCTCCGTAACTTAAAACTTTTTGATTTTTTTCTTTTATTCTGTTTAGTAAATCTATCAAATCTTTTTTTGATTGAGATACTTTGTTTGCGAAACTTAAAATAGATTCTAATTTATCTAATCCATTTTCCTTTTCTAAATCTATATTATATTGAACACTTTTATCTATGTTCTTTCCGTTTTTTAATCCAACATATATACGATTACTACCACCATGAACTGATAAGGTATCTACTTTCTTTATCTCTAAATTATATTTTGATGTAATTTCGTTTATAAATAAAATAGAAAATATATGAGGATGTTCATCATATATCTGGTCGTATGAATTATTCTGAATCATTGATAATAACGAAGGGTCTTCAAAAACAAATAAACCATCTTCAGATAGTAATTGAGATACCGACCCAAATACACCATCAATACCAGGAATATGACAAATACAATTTGCTGAATAGATTAAATCAAACTTACCATGGTTTTCTAATAAAGTATCAACAAGATGAAGTGCAAAAAACTCATTATAAGTTTGGTAACCCAATATACCTGTAAGATTTGCTAGATTAGATGATGGCTCTACACATACTGAAGTATCAATATTAAAGTTTTTTATAAAACACCCATCGTTACTTCCAATTTCTAAAACAGATTTTGGATTTCTTTTTTGTAATAATTCAGCAGTTTTTCTAAAATGCTCAACCATCGGTTTTGAATTAGATGAAAAGTAAGCATAATTTGAATTAAACATATCAGGTGGATTTACTTTATTTTTCTGAGAAAAATGATAAGTATCCGTATCATATGTTGCAACTAGGTGATAGAAGGATTCTTTTTCAATATCGTTCCTATCTATGAATGCATTTGCTATTGGTTGCATTCCTAAATCTAAAACATCTTTTACCATATTATTTTATTTAAAGTTATTTAAAACTTTTATTATTTTTTTCATTTCAGATTTTTTTAGAGAAGGAAATATTGGTAGGTTAAATATTTCTTTTGAAAAAATCTCCGTATTCTTTAATTTTTGTTTTTTTAAAAAAGAGTATCCTTTCATTTGATGAATCGGATATGGGTAATTTATATTAAAGTACACTCCTTTTGATTTAGCATATTCTATTATCTCATCTCTTCTCTTGTGTCTAACTACAAAGTTATAGTAAACTGTATTTGGTTTATGTGGATGAAAACTTATACCATTTAATTCTATGTTATTAAAATAGTAGTTTGCTATTTTGTTTCTATTATCAATAAGTTTATCTACTGATTTTAGTTTGTATCTCAATATAGATGCGTGTATTTCATCCAATCGTGAGTTCATTGTTAATCTAGCATCTTCAGTTGTATAATATCCCTTACTTCTATCGATTCCATGAAATCTCATCCTTTTAAGTTTTTCATAGTTAGATTTATCATTACATACAACCATTCCACCATCACCATATGAACTCAATACTTTAGTAGGATAAAAGGAAAAACAAGATGTATCCCCAAATGTACCAAGTTTTTTTCCATTGTAACTAGAACCAAATGATTGAGCACAATCTTCTATTAACTTAATATTATTATTTTTACAAATCTTTTGTAAAATATCTATTTCACAACAATTACCAAATAGATGAACTGGTATAACTGCTTTTGTTTTTTTAGTTATATTTTTTTCTACCTCAGATACAATCATTTGATAATCAACACCAACATCCACAAATACAGGTGTTGCTCCACTCATTACAATTGCATTAACAGTAGGGATAGCTGTATTGGATTGTGTAATTACCTCATCGCCTTTACCTATACCAAACAACTTTAGTGATAGATACAATGAATCAGTACAACTATTAGTACCAACTGAATATATTTTATCTTCTGATAAATAATTTGAAAATTCTTGTTCAAATAAAGATAATTGGTTTCCTAAAATAAAGTTACCAGATTTTAAAACTCTGAATATTCCTTTTATTATAGATAAGCCATCTCGAATTGATTCTCGGATTCCATTAAATGGAGTAATTTTATACATAACATTTATCAATTATTTCTTCAATATTAACTCTAAGTATATCTATATAACCATTATCCATATCATTATATAAATTTAGTAAATCAGAATCAATATCCGAAGTTATAGGTAAGCTTAGTAGTTTTTTTAAACTTGAACTTATATTATTTGTTTCTTTTAATAAATATTGTAATTTAGATATATCTGCATTATTGTTTTTAGAAAAAATATTAATTGTTTGTTCTAAGATAAAAATAAAGTGTTGTTTATGTTGATTGAATTTTACGATAGAAATAAAATATTCACTCGGTAAAGAATCTATCACCTCCTTGACGTTATTAAATTTTTTGTTTAAATTTTTTTTATAAAAAATAAAAAGAATTAATTCTAACAAAAAAGGTCCTGCCTCTATTCCATTTCTCAAAAAAGAATTATTATTAAACACATCCAATGGAACGCGGTCATCCTCATCAAAATCTGAGTAACTATCTGTATATTCTATCCTTGGTATAGTTTTGTTTTGAATATCATCTGGCCACCAATCTGAAACACCAAATAAAAATGTTTCGGATATTTTAAAAGTATCTCCATTTGGATACATTAGTTTAATCTTAGGATTATTATCAATTTCTTTTAAATAATCAAAGAATATGTTATTATTTATTACAAATAAATTTAATGTATCTACACCCATATTTAAAATATTATTTTTAAAATCAGGTTCTTTAAAAAACGCATTTGTAAATATAAATGGTACGTTTGTATTGTTTAAGTGAGTTATTGCTTTTGATAAACTAGATGTATCTATTACTAAAGAATTTATTGATTTAAATACATAAAAATCATATTCAGTATAAGTGTTCTTAAATGTATTACCAATTATATTAAAATGATTATCAGAACTATAATTTTTAGTATTACTTGAATTTGTAATTTTTATAGTTTTAAATAAATTTGTAAAATGTTTATTTTCTTTTACAATTTCATCTACAATTTCTTTTATATTATTTTGGGATTTTAAAAAACTTTCATTAATTTCTAATTGAACATCATGAAACTTATCTGATTTGTATTTGTTAGTATCAATTGAATAGCGTATCAATGAAGAAAATTTATCTGTTACTAAAGCTTGCCAAGTATCAATATGAAGATGGAATTCATAATCTCCCAAACTTTTATTGATAAAACGATTACACTTTAAGAAAAATAATTCTAAGGAACTTTTATCTACACATGGATTAGTAACAGTATGTATTAGAATTTTTTTCAATATAGGTTTGTTTAATTTTAATAAAAAAGGGGGAATCTATTAAATCCCCCCTTAATTTATTTTAGTTTAGAATCTTACTTTAAGAGAAGTATTGAAAGTACGTCCGAATCCGAACCATACTGAGTTTCTCGTATCTACACCATTCCATGTTTCCGAACCAGCATCAGCGTGGATGTTGGTATTGGATTCAGCAATGTAGTAAGTATCAAATAAGTTATTTACGTTAACTCTAAACGATGCATCAGTTCCGAATAAATCAAACCTATAAGTTGCTCCTAAATCAGCCAATCCATAAGAAGGTAATTTTAAAGCTCCTTTGTTATCAGGGTTAGTAAATTCTGAATCTGTGATTGAATAATCAGCATATAATCCATCAACGAATCTATATCCTAAATCAACTCTTAATCCTTCGATTACTTCGTAATCTGCTTCAACATAAGATGTGAACTGAGCCGCATCTCCTACTTTAGCATCTTTCAAGTACAATGTACCTGTTCCGATTGATTGTTGATTATCATCAAATAATTCTGCTGAGAAATCATTAGTATATCTCCAATCACCGATTGATAACATACCTTTTAATCTCAACTTATCTGTTGGGTTATACGAAGTTTCAACTTCGATACCATTATGTACAACATCGATATCTTTAAATTGAGCTGAACCATCTACACCCTGTTGGTTAGATAAACTTCTTTGAACGAATCTATTACCCCATACAGTAGAATATGCATTAACATTAACTCTAAAGTTATTACCAATGAAACCATATCCTAATTCGAATGATTTAATTTCTTCATTTTGTAAATCTTCAGAAATTGTATTTCCATAGTTAGGGAATACTGCTCCGAAGTTTGGTTGTCTTGAAATTACACCAGCATTAAAGAATACGTTTTGTTTATCATCAATGTTCCAGTTTGCACCACCTTTGATGTATCCTCCACCTTGATTCTTAGTATCTGATTCTGGATTACCTGGTTGGTCAAAGTAATCAATTCTTTGGAATGATTGATTAGAAGTACCTGCTTGTAATACAGCTGATACTTTTTCATTGTTATATTCAACTAAACCATTGAATCCTTGCCATCCAACTTTACCAACATTGTAATAATCAATCTTCGGTCCTCTAATACCAGTATTGTTAAATGGAGATGCCTCCACTAACGTATTGATAATTTGACCAGCAGAGTTTTTATTACCTGTTGAGTAATATCCATCTAATCCCATAAGGTTGTTCACTACTCTGTAATGATAACCTGTATAGTTTCTTAAATCGATACCTACTGAGTATTTCCAATTTCCACTTTCATATTCTAAGTTAGAGATTGCTCCAACCCAGTCATGAGAGTTCATAGATGCTCTTCTAATAAGTGCACTTCTGTTAACACCATCTTCATCGAATCCATTAGAACCAATTAACTGACCACCAAATGGTAAACCACCACTATAAGGGTCTGTGTTTGATTGGTTAAATGCAACAACTGCATCAAAATCAATAAATCCTTCAGGAGTTCTTGAACCTCTACCATTTTCTAAGTAGTGTTCTGTAAGGTCTTTTCTGAAAGGTAAGATATCAGTTTCCGAGTTGTAGTAATTTCTACCTCTTGGTCCTGTTCCACCACCTCTACCAGCTGAACCATATAATGATGTAGCTAGTTTAAGGTTATCAGAAATATCCCAATCCCAATTCAATGTTGCTAATGGTTTGTTATAGAAGTTTCTTCTCATTGAGAATTCTTCACCATTTAAAACACCACCATTGGAATTCCATCTTCTATCAATTCCTTCTTCACCGAAGTTTTGGTAATCTCTAATAGAAACCCAAACATCTCTTTGGTGGTGCCATTGTCCAGCACCTAAGAAAGAAAAGTTAACAGAATGGTCTGAATCTTCAGGTGCATATCCTAACGCAAAGAAGTAAGTGTAACCTTCTCCTTTTGTGTTATAGATATAACCATCACCTTGCCACTTAGAAAGTAACACAGATGTAGCCCATCCATTATCAGATAATCCTGTTGATACAGCAGCTGTAGTTTTAAAGTATCCATCATTACCAACTGATTGTTGTACAGATGCACCCTTTTTAGCTTCAGCAGCTTTTGTAAAAATAGAAACAGTTCCACCTACTGATGGTACTGCTAATCTCGATGCACCCAATCCTCTTTGTAATTGAATACCACTTGCAACATCCGTAAGACCTTGCCAGTTAGACCAATAAACCCATCCATTTTCCATATCATTTACTGGTTGTCCATTGATAAGGAAAGAGGTGTTTCTTTGGTCAAATCCTCTTAAAGAGATTCTTGAATCACCATATCCACCACCTTGTTTGGTAGCATAAACTCCTGGAGTTTTATTCATGATTTCAGGAAACTCTTGGTTACCTACTTTTAAAGCAATCTCTGATGGTGAAATAGTTGATACAGCAACAGGTGTTTCTCTCACCTTAGCAATATCAATTACACCAGAAGTTACTACAACCTCACCTAATTGATTTAAGTCTGGTTCTAAGTAGATTTCTAAGTTATCTTCTGCAACAACTTCTGCAGTTTCATAACCTAAATAGGAAACTTGTAAAAGTTCACCTAAATTAACATCCAAAGTAAATGTACCATCAAAACCAGTTACAACTCCATCAGCCGTTCCTTGAACGATAATGGTTGCTCCTGGTAAAGGGTCATTAGTTTCGGAGTCTAATACTTTTCCACTAATTTGTGCAAAAGTAGTGATACTCGTTAAGAGCATCAATCCAACTAATAATAGTTTTCTCATAATAATTGTTTTAATTTAAATTAAATTAGTATAACCTGTTCATTTCTGAACATTTTTTTCTTTATAGTAAATGTGGTTTTGCTTCGTTGATACCTGAATTAGTAACTTTAACATAAGGTGGATTAAAATCTTCTAACGATTTAGCACCACCATACGATAGTGCAGATTTCACTCCATCAATTAACCCATTCACTATGAACTTAACTCCGCCCTTGTAGGGAATGGTAGTGGATTCTCCCTCCACATTTCTGGTCTGTTGACCATGTGTTACTTTGGTTTCCAACGAGGCTGAACCTCTATATCTTTTATAAAGACCTTTGGGTGTTTCAACAATCTGACCTGGTGCTTCATCAGTACCAGCGATTAATGAACCCAACATAACAGAACTCGCTCCAATTGCAAGAGCTTTTGATATATCACCACTTGAACGAATACCTCCATCAGCCATAACGGGTGTTTTCGCAACAGATGTAATATCTTCAATACAACTTACATTCGGTACACCGAATCCTGTCTTAACTCTTGTAGTACAAAGTGAACCTCCACCGATTCCAACTCTCAACCCATCAGCTCCCCAAGATTCCAATTCTTGAGCTGCTTCTTTCGTAGCGATGTTACCAGCAATAATATCCACCTTATCATCAAGGTTATTTTTACACCACATCAACATTTTTTCAACGTTTTTGTGATGACCATGAGCAACATCAATAACGATAATGTTACAACCATTATCTACTAAAGATTTTGCTCTATCTTTATCACTTTCACTTACTCCAATGGATGCCATAATTGGTATATGAGGAATTTCTGAATGCCAATCATCAACCATGACTCCCCATGATTCAAATTGACCTCCCCAATCTTCGGAATAAATTCTGTGATATAGTTCTTTTACAATGTTTGATTGTTCTTCTATTGAATTAAACCTATGGATACAACCAACTCCACCAAGTTTAAACATTTTATATGCCATTTCTAACCCACAAACAGTATCCATCGGAGATGCTACTATTGGATTTAAAAGGCCGTATCTACGAGATACGAGAGTATGTAATTTGATTTGAGTACGAGTAGGAATATTCGAGTACTGAGGTACTAACTGAATATCATCGTATGTTAGAGAGTTTCTCATCTAATAAAACCTAAAAGTTCGTGCTCATGGAAAATAAGAAGTTCCTCATCATCTATTTTTATAGTATCAGTTGATTCATTTTTTTTATAAAGAACAGAATCTCCTACTCTTAAAAATGATGGAATTGGTGAACCAGTTTGTGAGAATATACCTGTTCCAATAGAAACTATTGTACCATATACTTTCTGTCCTCTATTGATTGAATCGGTAAGAATCAATCCTCCTTTACTTTTCTTTTCTTCTGATTTAGAATCAGGTCTTACTAAAACTCTGTCTCCGAGTGGTCTGAAATTACTCATCGTCATTTTTGTTTATATAATTAATATTATTTGAATTTGTTGTGTAAAAAGTTACCCTATCTGAAGTAGCGGTTGTCCATTCGAAATATGGATGATTCTGGTAACTCGTAAAATTTAATACATAAGTTTCACTCATCTTTGTATAAGTATTTAAGGTTTATAAAAAACGAAGATTGGTTCAAATTTATATGCCTTTCCTTCGTACTGAACTGCATTCTTAATTCCACTCTTAGAAGGGTCTAATCCAACCATTCGTGTCATTAACATTTTAAGTTTTCCTTTATATTCACATCCTAATTCATTTAAGATATCTATTGAATCTTGTTCCAATGGATAGTAAGTACTTTCACCAATCTTAATATCTGCAATATTCCAAAGAATATATCTATCATTCTTAAGGTACTCATAAATCGTTGTTAGAGTAGGTTTTAAGAAGTTATCTCTCCAATCTTCATACTCACCATAAGCTTTGAACGATTGGTTCTCATCTTGTGAATATTGTTCTCTATTAAAGTAAGGAGGCGAAGTAAATGAAATATCTAATTTACCTTTATACTTTTGGAACTCAGGATTGTTTTTAATTAACTCCGAACCATCTTGAAATAATTCGTATGTGTTACCTTGTGGTGTTACATCGAAGAATGATGTAAGTTTATCTGAATAATTATCTACACAATTATCATTAAAGAACTTAGCAACATATTCATAACGAGAAATACCTTCATCATCTAGGAAGTTATCAGGATTAGGGTCGGTACCAACATAATGAATTTTCTTACGAGAACTCATTGCTCCTAAGATTCTACCACCCCAACCACTTGATGAATCATAAATATGTAATGGTTCATCTGTATCAATGTGTTTGGTATAGTTTTCGTAAATCCATTTAGCAGTTAATGCTGGAAAGTTTACAGCTGGTTGTCCACAACTTAATCTGAATACTTGTAATATTCTTGGGAATATACCTGAATCCTTCTCATACCAACGTATTTGATATACATAAGTTTGTGTTGTACCTGCTTCAGATGTCCATGAAGATTCAATTCTATCTATATTAGATAACTGAGTATCTGATAAGAAACCATCATCTTTTAGTTGTTGAACTTGTTCCGATTTAAGGTATAGGTTTTTAGAACCAATAAATGCTTGATTAAAAGTACCATAGTTTGATATAGTTCTTGTATTTACTTTAGCAATCCAAATACCTAAATCAGAATATTTACCATTAAATATCTTTCCATTATGAACATCTTTGATAAAATCAATAGCACCTTGTCCATTCCAAAAAGGATTTTCATCTTTCTTATCTACAATTGAACGAGACCAAGAATACATAGAATCTCTTTTAACTGCTCGTTTCATAATACGAACAAATTTATCTTCTAATTCTGGGTCTGAGAAGTGGTCGTAAATAGATAATCCTCCTTCTGCCGATTTACCAGTTGATATTTTAGTTTTTAACATTGTAGGAAAAAACTGATTTACAACTGAGGCATCTTTATTAAAGTTTTTAATAATACCCAATGATTCATCATCACCACTTAAATCCTTTTCCCAATAATCTGCTGGGTTAGATTTAAGTTTCTTGAATTTTTCAATAATACCTTCTTCATCTCTACCAATTACTGGTGGAGTACCTCGTTCATCCCATTGTGCAGTAACCTCTTTACGGAGTAAACGAGCCCATACCACAAACTCATCATCAGTCATTTCTAACAACTGATGATAAGTAGTATTGGATTTAAACTCGGAAAACTTACTTCTTTCGTAAAAGTGTTTGTTACTCATTAAGATTGAATTTCTACAAGATAATAATTTGATTCGTAGTTATCGATTGAAAAAGAAATATGTGCCAATCCTTGAGATGAAATCTTTAAGGTAGCATCTGTTGCTTCTTTATTTGCAACTAGTATCTCTTTTAAATATGTAGCTGAGAAAGAAATTGGATTTACATCACCTTCACAAGTACAATCAACATCAATGTTAATTCTATTTGTGTTAATATTAGAATAACCTAATACAATAGTTCCTTTATTATCTTTACAAGTAAACGTAAAGTTATTTTCATCAGCCAAAGCACCTTTAGCCTTGATAAACTTTGAAATAAAGTTTGAATCTAATTTAATTTCTACATTAAAAGGTGGTAATTGTTTCAAATCTGGTACATTAGGGATAACAGATAAATCTGCTAACATATAATTTACATTTGTTGAACCATCTTTGAATTTCAAAGAAACTGGTTTCCCATCAATATCATTGATTGAGAAATCTACATCGTTACCAAGAACTGATAACATTTTTGTAAGTTTGGTTGTATCATATACACCAAATGTTGCATCTGAACTTTCAAACTCATTCATAGTAACACTACCTAATACAGATTTATCATCTGAAATAAATGATGTTGTTAAGGAACCATCTTTTGATTCCCATTTTACAGATTCTACCAAACCTGCAAGGTTGTACTTCGATACGAAGCGATTTAATAATTGTTTTTCCATGTTTATTAATTTAAATTATAATTTATATTGTACAAATATACGAAATTATTTTTAATTACACAAGTCATTTCGTATTTTTTTGTGTAATGTGGTTATTTATGTATTCTGAAAATAGATGATGAGCAAATTTATTCATATGACCATCACCAACTATAGCGTTATCTTGAATCCATGTATGCCAATCAGGATATGGATTTCTTGTGTTTTCATTTGGTGGCATGATTATATCATTACCATATTCTTTCACATCAAATAATATTGGTAAATTATTTAAACTACTAATTCCCAAATCCAAATTATTTGCATCTAACTCGTTTAAAGTATGTGAAAGTATTTTTAAATCGTTAACATCATCAAGAAACCAAATGTTAACATTATCACAATATTTTTTTAATGTGTTATACATAAATGATGTGTTAATTATCCATTGTAGAAATACAATACTAGTATTACTATCAGCTTTAAAATCAAACTCACCTTCATTCATTTGTACCGTATCCTGAGGTAATGTTTCTGATTCATATATTTTCTGAACAAACTCTACAAATCTATTTTTATTGTTGTCTATTTGAGGGATATTAACTGAACTCCATCTACTAGAATAAGATGTGTTTAATATAACAATATCATTTTTGTTGATAAGATTATTATTTATTCTATGCATCATATCATATAGTATGTTAAAACTACCCATACCAGTTTGACCATATCTGCCATATGAATCTATTTTTAACTTATTTGCTAATTTAAAATACCACGAATCTTTCTCATCAATTCCACAAGCAGTTGAGTGTGAACATCCAAATATATGTAATTTTCTTTTTTTCATTCAATTAAAAATTAAAAAACTTTTCAGCGGTTCTTTGTTCACTAATCACATCACCCCAACCAACTGCATCAAAGAAAACTTGAAGTTTATGTCCTAATTCTCTTTCAAAGATTTTGTTGTGGTCAATGTAAGTAGCTAAAAATTCTTCTATTTCTGGTGGGTCGTTATATCCACTAAACGCTAATCCATCGATTCCAAGAGGATTATCTTTAAGGTAAACCCATTTTACTTTATCACCATTTTTCATTGGTTCGTACTTAAAAGGAGCATTGAAATGTTTCAAACAATCGTTATATAGTATTGCTGCCTTAACATGAGCAGGTGTTCCTTTCATCATTGTAAATGGTTCTCTCTTACCCTTTGGCATATATTTCTTAAGATTCTTTACCGCTGAGTTCTTAGCAATTTCAACAGTAGGTCTATTTACCATATTCTTTTTGAAATCTAAAACATAATCTGAAATTTCTTCTTCTGTTTTACCTTTTAGAATATCAATCAAAACTGCACCCATACATTCTTGGAATGCTTTTGGGAATGATGAACGTTTAACATCTAATCCTTTTACATCTAATTTATCAACAGGTACACCATTATCTGATATAATCCATTGAGCATATCTTTTCTTAGCTACCCACAACCCTGCTTTAGCAACATACTCCTTCTTAATCTCTAATCTATGTTTATCAACATCTACATTGAAAATCTTTGTAGAAAGGATATCATAGAAATCATTAAGGTAATCTTGCATCTCTTCTGCAATCTCATTTACATAACCAGCAATTGTATCTTGGTCTTGTTCCTTCCAATTAGGAATTCGTTTATCCATTAAAGGAACTGCTGAGAAAAATACAGAATCAGTATCGATGTATATATTAGAGTCAGCATCAGGAGTATTAAGCTCCTTGTTGTACTTGATGTTAGCCATATCCGCAGTTGATTTAATAACTGTCTGTCCTGTCGTGGTAACAGCGGTAGCATTATCAACATCATAGAACCTAAAGGCAGGAAGGCCAAGAACACCATATAAAGAGTTAAGTAAAATTTTCTGAACCAACTGACGTTTGTGATAGAAGGCATATTTTTCATCATCTCCTGCTTTCCCATATTTTTTCATTTCATTTTTATACTCAACTCGTTTTTGAAACCACAAGTCAAGAATACCAGGTATACAACCAACGGTATCGGTTCGGTAAAGTACACCATTCGATGCTACTGCGAACTTAGATTGTTCTAAATATTTTTTTAAATTTTCTTTTGATATCGAATCCTCTCCGATATAATAAGTATCAACTTCACCCTTAACAAACTTATTTGCATCCCAATCTTGAATCTTACCAATCTTGGTTTCAGGTGAAATATTTACAGTCATAATAATAGAAGGATATAGAGAGGTTAAATCCAAATCATATATCCAATCATACTTACCAACGATTGGTGCCTTTACATAAGCTCCTATAAACTTCTCTTGGTTATTATCTCTAATAGCCTGCATTCTCTCTTGTCTATCCGCTGGTTTGTTTGGTGCAACTAAGTTTCTTCTTCTTAGATAAGTCAACATAGCACCCTCAAGATACTTTGATGAATAAACAAAATCTTCATATGGTACATGACCAGCATGACAGATACCTCTACATAAATCAATGAACTGAAGTTTCTTATCAAAATCTACAACAAGTTCAACATCCACTAAGTTATACTCAATGAACTTTTCAATATCATCTCTGAATAACTGGTCTAAGTTACCTTGGTATTCAATCTTACCTCTACCTAATTCTATTTTAGCAACAGTATCTAATCGATAGTTTGGAAGTTCACCATAGTTATAAATCTTATAAAGAGTGATATAATCTAAATAAGATACACCAGCCATAAAATATCTCTTACGATAAGGTGACCAGAAACATTGTCCTATTGGTGATAATCTATTTGCTTGTTTCTCACCCAATAATCGTTTGATTCTATTATATAACATCGGTGTATCAAAGAAATCAATATTCCAACCTGTAACGATAGATGGATTAATCATTTCATATAACTCCAAATACTTCATTAACATATCTCTTTCATCTTGAAATGGAAGAACAATACACTTATCAGTAGTTTTTTCTTTCATACCACCTTCCTTATCAACAACTAATACCCAATATTGGTTAGTTGCAGAATCATGAAGTGCAATTGAAGTTAATTCATTCTTAGCTTCTTGTGGGTCTGGTAATCCACTTAACATCTCACACTCAATATCATATGTTAAGATAACATGACCTTCCGATACATCATCAGTTTCGGAATATAAATCTACTAAAGCTCGTGTGGTTTCTGGTACATCAGATTCAAATAGTTCGGGGTCATCCTTTTTAAACTTATAAACCTTTGTTAAGGTATCTCCATAAATAGATTTGAATTCACCTCTCTGAACCTTCTCGTAAGCATATCTGGTATATGGGAACGAAGAATATCCTCTTTGGTCATCCCAAAGATGGATTTTATTTCTTTCTCGTTGGTAATAAATGTTTTGGTACAATCTGTTCTGTTTTATTTTATTATACAAATATACGAAAATCTTTTCATATATCCAAATTTATTTTTATTATTTTTTCCAAATCCAAATTGGTTCACCAAACGCAATATCTGATGTATCTTTTGTTTTCTCTTTAAGATGTTCTTCGAAATATTCACTTTTTGCGTTTCCTGCTCCACCTGAATTAAATCGTTTAGTCATCTCCATTCCAATACAACCATAATAACTCAATCCTTGTGATTCTAAAAATTCATTCATAGGATTACAGATATCAAAATAATCTTTTTCTTTTGGATTGTACACATCTGCAATATTCACTGCCAATATTCCACCTTCTTTCAATGTAGGAATTATATTACCAAGTGTTTTCTGTAAAAAGTTTTTATTCCACTCTTCTATTGTTTTATATCTCACCCAACTTTGAGTATCCTCATCTGAATATCTTTCAACATCAAAATAAGGTGGTGATGTAAATACAGTATCGAAGTGATTTTTATATTTAGAAAAATCTACATCTTCAGCTGGTGAACAAATTAAATCTACTTCTTTTGGTTCTTCAAAGAATGTTTGATTCTTTTTGTAGAACTCAACTTGTTTTTTATAGTTAGGATGATTTAAAGTGTTTGGGTCAATACCAACATAATGTTTAGTAGTTTCACCACAATAGAATCCTGCCAATCTATCTCCCCAACCTGCTGAGAAATCCAATACATTTTCTGATTTGAAGTAATCGTAGAATGCCTTTGCAATAGATGGTTTGAATTGGGATGCCACATACTTTCGTAATGTAGTTGCCATTCTGATTGATTGTAAATCTACTTTGGTTAGAACCTTTTCTAAACTCCAAAATGCTCTAACAATAGTTTTGATTCCTTTTACTGTCTGCCAAGTTCTCCAACCTGATGGGGTTCTTGTCCAATCTACCTTCCATCGATTTTCGATATGGAATGGATTAGATGCATTATTACCTTTATTATCTCTTTTGAAATACTTTGATGTTAATGGATATTTTGATTTTCTTTCGTTCCTAGGAAACCATTCCTTTTCTACCAATAAATTCTTAAATTTAATTCCTTTTAAAAGATTTAATGATTTCAGAGTTTCTTTTTCTGAAATATCTGGTATAGGACAAGGATAGGTATGTAAACATTTTGCGAGTTCTTCAACCACCTCATCTTTTTCATATGTTTTCATAATATGTTGCCACTCATCTTCTTCAATTTGAAGATAAGGTTTCATATTATAATATTTCTTAAATACTTCTTCTATGTTTATTTCTGAATTATCCATATTGGTTCACAAAAAGTTTGGTTTTGTGTTTCTTCTGCTAATTTTAAACTTTCTTCTGAATATTGTTCACCATCTTTAGCAGTTCCTGCTCCACCACTATTAGGTCTCTTTGCCATTTCCATACCAATACAACCTTTGTAAGTTAATCCTTGTGATGTAAGATAATCAATCATTGGATTACAAATCTCCAACCATCCCTTATCACCTTTGGAACTAGCATATACATCAGCTATGTTCACTGCAATAATACCACCCTTCTTTACTGTTGGTATAATCTTACCAAGTGCCTTATGTAAGAAGTGTTCATTCCACACATCAATGTTTTTATATCTTACCCAACTCTGAGTATCATCATGTGAATATCTTTCTACTGAGAAATATGGAGGTGATGTAAATACTACATCAAAGTACTCATTATATTCAGAGTAATCAAAATCTTCTGCTGGTGATTCATAGAACGTTGTTTTAGTTGGGTTCTCAAAGAAAGATGTATGTTTAGTATAGAAATCTCTTTGTTGTTCGTAAAACGGATGATTTTCTTTACGAGGGTCTAACCCTACATAATGTTCAACTGTTTCACTACTAAACGCTCCTGCTAATCTATCACCCCACCCCATTGAGAAATCAAGTACGGTCTTAGCATTATTCATATCATAGAACATCTTGGCTACATTTGGTTTAAATTGAGCACATATGTATTTTCTCAACCCAATCATTGTTCTTAATTCTTTCTTACCAACTTGTGGTAACTTTAAAGAATAAGCTGCACCCATTAGTGATTTCATAAATGATTTTGTTTCCCAAGTTCTTTTTGGACCTGGTGAAACCGAACCATCTACACTCCATCTGTTATGTTGTTGGAAGTAATTAGATGCTTTGTTACCTGTATTGATACGAGAAAAGTATTGTTGTTTTCCATCGTATGTTAGTGAATACTTAGATTCAGCTGCTTTTCGTGGAAACCATTCACCTTCTTTTAGATACTCACTCCATCTAAAACCTTTTAATTTAAGGTAATCATTATAAGCATCCTCTTCGGTGATATCTGCATATGGTATTGGATATTCCATAAACAAATCAGCCAACATTTCCTTTACCTCATCTTTTGGATAAGTTTCTTTTAATAATTCGAAATCGTGTTCTACAATTGTTGGAAATTCTCCATCATATACACCTTTTCTATACTTTGATAATATATCTTCTCCACTTGTCATAAGTCGTTGATACTCAGTTAGTTATAAGTCGTTGATACTCAGTTAGTTATAAATCACCATCTTGTTTAGGTGAACCATGTCTATCGTAATAATGTGGGTAATTTTCTTCTCTATTTTTTCTAGCTCCGTAGAATATATTCCAAATTGTAAAAAATACATATACTGAGAATATACATCCACCTACTATAAACATTGCTATATTCATCTTCCTCTTCTTTGTCTGATTGCTATAGCAAATAGTAAAATAGTTCCTGCCCAATGAGCCGAGTATTGAGCCTCTTCTGTGTATCCGAATAATCCTAATCCGATTGAATAACACATACAAATGAATGCAAGTATAATTGGATACCAAGTGTTTAAAAATTGTGTAATTTTGTTTTTCATAATTTTAAGATTTTATTTTCTAAATATTTCATCTCTTTCGATAATTGTACTCATGTGGTCAGCCCAATGCATTATGTAACCCATATTAGTGGTCTTACCTACAATCTTATCTTTATCAAAAGTGATTAAGTATTTTTTATTATCTTCATCAAACAAACCATCTGTTAGTTTCATACCTAGATATTCTTTCTCATTGAACTTAATACCATATTGGTTTAGAAGAAACATAGTTCTATCTGTATGTGTTAGATATACAACATTCGGATTTGATTTATACAAATGTCCTAATTTATCTTTATGCCATTGTGAATCATTATCAATATAATGTAATTCACCTTTAGCACCAAGTTTACCCAAATCGTGATGAAAAGCGGTAAACAATAATTCTTCTTGTGTAAAATCAATTACACCACCAGCTTCCTTATAAAGTTTCATCATACGGAGAGCATTTCTGGCCACGTTCATCACATGGTCGATGTACCCACCTTCATAAGCATTGTGGTAGTTTATATTTCCACTCGCTGGAGATAACATTAGGTTTGGTCCTAATTCTTCCATTGAGTACATATGTAGGAGTTTTTCTAATCTTTCACCTTCGAAAGATTTCTTAAGTGCCTCAAGAAACTTGTTATAGTTTTCTTCGAGTTGTTTTTCGTTATAGCGATTCATATTACTTTAAGTTTTATTATTTGTTTTACAAATATACGAAAAAAATTTCATATATCCAAACTTTATTCAAAGAATATTGGATTAATTTGATATCTACTTATTTATTATCTTTTATACGGATTTAAATCTGCCGTATCTTCCAAATCAGAATAAGTTGTAACTATGAAGTTAAGTGGGTTATCATGTTCATCTGTTACTGATGCATAATGTTTCTCAATATAATCTTTATAATGAGCATCATTCCACTTATCAACAACAAGTACAAAATGTCTAGCACTTCTTTCATGACTTGATAATGCAATCAACCTATCAATGTGTTCCCAAATTTTATCAGTAAAAAACTCAATAATCATTGTAGGTTTTTCACCTTCCTTCTTGAACATCATATCAATTTGTCGGTGTTCATATTTGTTACTTCCACCATAAGATAAAATGTTTTTATTCATAATATCAGATGGTTTCAATTCATAATTTGAATAATGAACAAGATTCTGAACGATTTGGTTTCCTTTACCAGAAAGGATTAAATCACCAATTCTATCAGTTTCTTTATCTTCAGCCTTTCCAGCTCTTGCTGTAATTAAGGCCTTTTTATTACCTTGATTTCTATCAAGATAATCTTTAACTTCCTTTTTACACTTTTCTACAAGTGTAATCGGAACATCAGATGATTTCTGAGCTAATTCGTATTCAGAAACCCCTCCCTTATGTCTACAAAGAATAGTAATTCCAAGTGGAAAAGAACTACCCAAATCTACAATAGAGTGGATAGTACCTTGTTTATTCATGTAGATAAGTTTAGAGTGTCTTAATCGAGTAACTCTGCTTTTATCACCTCTTAGAATCTGTTTTTTAACAGATGATGTGGATTTAATACCACAATCTTTAGTAATAGCTTTTAGCATTTTACTATACTTAGCTGGTTCAGTTTTTTGAGCAACATCTGTATAAGCTCTCAACTCATATTCAGCAGTATAATCTTCATAACCTTTAAACTTCTTTATAATAATAGGAAGTTGGGTATATGATTTTACAACTAAATCACCATTGATATCTGCTGGGTAGTAAGATTGAAACTTCTTCATTACTTTATCTTCGAATTTAAATTTAACATCTAAATTTGGAAATTCAATTGTTTGTTCACTTACACATCTCATAATTTCTTTTTGATTATAAGAATCTTGTGGTAAAATACTTTCAATATCATCGTATTTTTTTACTCCAATAAAGAATTTTGGTACATCTGAAAAAACATCAGATGAAAAATCACCATCATTAGAAATTGTAAACTGACAAAGTAATTTATATTGTGTTTCAGTTATAGAGAGTTCTTCAAGGAACCAATTTGTTCCACTAAACTCAGCAGCTTTGAAAGTATCGCTGATACCTTCATATCGTATAAAATAAGCTTTGTACTCACTTCCTCTCTTAGATAAAATATAATATGGTAAACCATGTTTAGCCATAAAGATTTTAGTTCCTAATCCTGAAAACGAACCTTGAGAAGCTTTACCTCCCATAATTCTTGGTTTTAGTAATCTATTTAGAATACTATCTAAATCAATAGAATCTCCATTATTACCAAAGTACAAAAAGTCATTAGTTAACAAACAACCAACCTCACTTGCACCAAAATCATTACCACCCTCAACTATTTCATTAAGATAAGTGTATTTTGGAGAAACAAGTTGTTGATTTCGCATTCCTAAGTAACTTAGTAGATTATCATAAACTAATTCATATCGAATAATCGAATCGGAATTTTCTCTAAGATATTCAATTAATCCTAAAGTATTAACTCCTGATGGAGAAACAAATTCTAAAAGGTTTCCATCAATTCCTTCTAAATTCCTAACTGTTTGGGTCGTAGGCACCGCAAGTGTTTCTAACATATTGTTATGAGGCTCTTAACCCCTTTTTTTAAATTATTAAAATTTGTTGTATGAGGCACAACAAAACCCTACCTTGTATAGTGTAGTACTATCGGAAAGCTCATACCTCTTTGTATGAAAGCTATCCTGTGTGATTATTCAAATCAATCCAATATTTCAAAGAACATATTTATACAAATATACGAAAATTATTTCATATATCCAAGTCTTTTTTTATTTTTTTTTATTTAGTAACCAACGTTCCAAAATAAACAATCTTTCTTACCAAATTCTTTTACGAATCTCCAGGCCTTAGCATCATAGGTAATTGCCGATTGGAATGGGAGAGCATTTAATTCAGCTTCTTTAACTGGTTTATCGAATTTATATTCACTTCTATAATAATTTGCTCTACCAATTTCTCTCTCACTCATTGTGTGGCCAACCGATACTATATTCATTGGTAAATCAGGAAATGCAAGTGCCAATCCTCTAGCCAAAGTTCCACTAGAAGCAACACTCCAAATTTCTGATATCTTAGTTGGGTCTATATGTTTTCTAGCAACCTTAATAATAGAAGCAATTACTGTTGGATGTTCTAATCCAATTGGGAATTGAATTCTTTCTTCTGGATTCTCTTCAACATATTTTCTTGCTCTTGATTGTGTTACTGATAACATTCCCATATTAACCCATTTGTACTCTGCACCAAGTGCCATACCTCTCAATTGATAATCATGATAGTTTTCAGGTCTACGTTTAGCCATAAACAAAACAGTTTTTTTATCGTACTTGTTTGTTACAGCTGGTAATGATATCTGAGCATATCCTGTAGCAGGTGATGAACCGAATACAATTTCTTTATGAGGTGTATCTCTGATAAACTTATCTACAAATCTAATCTTTGCACCATAATCTAATAATTCATCTTGTACTACAAATACATCATCAAACTTTGTAATGATTGGGTCTGGATTAGGGTCTTCCCAATCTTTTACCAATTCCAACAATTCATCTACTGTCCAAAACCTACCATTATTATCTTCGTATGTAGGTTCTAAAAATTTACTTATACTCATTTACCAAAATTTTGTGTTAACTTCTTTTTCTCTTTCTTCTGGCAGATTAAAATCTAAGTGTTCTGCCAGTAATCTTGTTCTCTTTGATGGGCCTTTGTTATTTTTAGTTGTCATAAAATAACATATCTTTGCATTTGAATAATCTACTTCTTCATAGTTTGGAAATTGGTCAATAGCCAAATCAACTATTTGATTATCTGGCCACATAATGAATCTATGTAAACCATCATCGCCAGGTATACCAGGTAACTTAAAAGGTTTAGAACCTTTTGGTGAAAGATAGTAGTAAACAAACTCAGCAATTACATAACAATAATTTTTAGTAGGATTATCCTCAGTCCAATTATCTTTCATTGCTTTTGTTTTAAGATGTTTCTTTCCCATCTTAATAAGAGCTTCGTGTAACTTTTGTTTTTCAATACCAGCTAAACGAAACATTGATTGTAACTTTTCTTCTTCTATTCTCATTCTATATAATCATCAGGTTGTTGTGTAGTAGGATATTTATCAGCTCCTTTTTCTAACCACCTTCGTGTTTCAGAATTTGATTGAATATCAATAATTAAATGATACCTATCTTCATCACCAAAGTTAATTGCTGTATGTGGTTTTCTCATATCCAAGTACCAACATTCTCCTAATCCCATTCTTAGAGTAGTTGATGAACCATCATAGTTCCATTGTGTAAACTTAACATCAGGATTAGTTTGTAGTGGAAAATGAATCCTTGTCCATTGTCCATCACCAATACCAGCATCTTTATCTTGTCTATCAGTATGTCTTTCCAATTCACCTTCACCTTTTGATAATCTTAAGATTCTGATTCTTTCTATATGTTTATCTTCATCTTTAAGATGTGGTAATTCTTCTTGTAGTAATTTAACAAAATGTTCTACTTCTGTTACAGTTTTTCTCAAAGGAGTATCTTCTACCCCCCAATCTAATTTTTCCTTATTTTCTTTTTTCCAAGAGTTTGTCATCTCTGCTGGTTTGATAATAAAATCTACCAATCCACCATAACCTTTTACTACCATTCCTCTCCAACTATTTCCTTTATTGTAGTTTGAATAATGATTAGCGAAATCATCCATGTTTAATTTAAGGATTTGTTCCATTATCTTTGATGTATCTTGAACTGGTACATCTAATTTTTGTAGAGAGAGTTGTTGAGCTCTTTCAATAGGAGTATAATCACCACCCTTTACCCAAATACCATATACATCAGCAAATGATGTAATAATATTATCAATACAAGTAAATCCAAGATTTTCTAATATAGTTCTATTTCTTTTTAACTGATTATCTATTTCTACTAAAGTAATAGGTTCCTCATCTTCAAAGAAAGAAGAAGTTTGTGGTTTAGCAATATGTTTTTCTACTAACTTCTGTAACCATTCTTCATAACCAGGATAACAAGCCATTTCTTTTATGTACTTATCACCTCTTGATTTTTGAAGAACATATGTTTGATTACAAAATGAATTTACATTTTTATTCTGTGTACTCATTTTGTTTAAATCATAAAATAATATAATTGCTTTTATTTTACCTTCATCATCTTCAACCCAATCAACTTCCTTATATTCATTTTTTTTCATATGACCAAGGAATTGTTGTATTTTATATTTGTTTATTTTTCTGAATGGGTCTCTTAATCGTGTATTACCATCTGTTTTAAATGGTTTTACATCTTCTGGTCGTTGTGTTTCATGAAAGCAATTTAAAATCTCATCATATATTAATGATTTAGAATAATCCCATGGATTACTTCCATCTTTTGTAGGTGCTGTGTATTCTTTGTTCCAATCTCTAAATTTCATATTAATAGTTTTAAGTTTATGTATCTATAATTATGCCAGAATTAAAAAAACAGGTTATAGATGAACCCATGTTTTTCTTTTGACAATTTCTTCCACATTCCATGTTGATACCTTAAAATTTCTAGCTATGACGTTAGTAGAGAACCCCTTGGAATAGAGGTCTCTAATTTGTAATACTTGTTCAGCTGTTAATTTAGCTCTTGGATGCGATTCGCCTCTGAGCCTGTTTGAGAAAAACCATAAGGTTCTTGACATAAATTTACTTTTTTATATTCTTTCTATTGGAATAGTAATCAAATAGTAATTACTATATTGTGGATGTTTCTGAGTAAAATCTACCCTAGAATCTATTTTTAATCTGTAAGCCGTATCTGTTTCAATATAATACAATGAGGTATCCCCATCAATACTACTGAGTTTTTTACTCTTACTCATTGGAACTTTAGGTGTTCCTTTAATTACCTGTTCTTTTTCTTCTTTAAATGTTACTTTAATTGATGCCATATATTTGTTTATTATTTACTATGTAAATATACGAAAAATAAATGAGAAATCCAAATATTTTACGATAAATTTTCATTTAAAGCATTTGTATAAGCCAATTCCGATTGAACCCCAACCATTCTTTCTACCTCAACTCCATCTTTTTCGATTATTACCGTTGGTACAGACCTTACATGATACTTCTGAGCTATTTCAAATTGTGAATCAATATCTACATTTTGAAAGTTAACATTTGAAAATTTAGTTTTAACGTTCTCCATTAAAGGTGTTAGAACCTTACAAGGTCCACACCATTCTGCATAAAATTTTTTTACTTCTACCATTTTAATTTTTCCTATTAATTAATTAATTATCCGTCACACGCAACACAATCAGGGTCAACCGCTCTTGTTGCAATATCTCCTCTAAGAACTGATTCAGTTCTCATATAATATAGAGTTTTAATTCCTTGTTTCCAAGCCTCCATAGTTACTTGGTTAATCCACTTCGGTGTTGCAATCGAAGGGAAAGCTAAATTTAATGAAACTCCTTGGTCAATATATTGTTGTCTAACACCAGCTTGTTTAACTAAATCCATTTGATTAATTTCTTTGAAAGTTCTGAAAACATCTTTTACAGGATAAATCTTATCTCTATCTCCATTAGTGATTTCTTCACAAAGTACCATTTTACCATCTAAGTAACACCACTTATCAAGTTCTTTAATACCTTGAACCGAACCACCATCTTCCATTATCTTATCCCAAGTATCTTTATTATTAACACCTGCTTTTCTTAATACCTTAACCAACTCATTGTTCTTTCTAATGAAAGTTCCTTTTGCAGTTTGTTCGGTAAATACATTAGCGGCCCAAGGTTCGATACCAGCAGATACGTTTCCAGCTAATTTAGAGTTACTAACTGTTGGAGCAACTGCTCTTAAGTGAGTATTTCTAAATCCACTTTCTCTACACCAAAGAGGTTCACCATATTCTGATGCTAAATCTCTTGATGCTCTTTCCGATTCTATCTTTAACTGAGAAAAAATCTTACGAGTTTCAAATTGAGCCTCCATACCTTCAAATGGAATACCATTTTGTTGTAGGTAAGTGTGCCATCCTAAAACTCCCAATCCTAATGCTCTACCCTTTTCAGCAGATGCAACAGAATTTTCAAATCCTCTCATGTTTTTTGCTTTTTGGATAAATTCAGAAAGTACTCCATCTAAGAACCAAGTTGCTGTATAAACTAAATCAGTACTTTTCCACTCATTGTACTTAGCAAGATTTACTGATGATAAACAACAAACAAATGAATGGTTCTCATCTGTATGTAAAGTAATCTCAGAACATATGTTTGTCATATGAACTTTTAATCCATTTTTTTTGTACATATCAGGATTAGCTTTATTAACGTTTCCTTTGTACATGATGTATGGTTCACCAGTTGCTTTTCTTTTTTGTAGTAATTTTCCCCACTTTCTTCTCGCATCAGGTTCTCCTTGTTCGAGTTTTCTCATAAACTTATCACCTACAACTGCACATTGGTGTAGATTAAGTGATTGTCTATTTACATCTCCTTTAGGTTCTCTGATTTCTAACCACTCTTCAAAATCTTTGTGGTCAATATTAAGATTAACAGATGCTGCTCCCCTTCTTACTGAACCTTGGTTAGTTGCAAGTATTGTAGAATCATAAATTTTAGCGAATGGTACAACACCATCACTTGTTCCGTTACCTGTAATTGGTGCTCCTGCTGGTCTGATTTGGTTGATTCCAATACCAACACCACCACCATGTTTTGCAAGTAACATCAATTCTAAGTTCTTATTTCCGATATCATAAATGGAATCAGCAACATCAATACCGAAACATGATATAGGTAATCCTCTATCAGTGCCAGTATTTGAAAGAACTGGTGTTGCTAAGTTCAACCAACCCTTCCATATATAATCGAAGAATTTAGTTGCCATTTGTGGTTTGTTTAATCTTTGAGCAACTCTTGTTGCAACTCTCCAATATGCATCTTTTGGTTTTTCACCTTCTAACAAATATCCCTTTGATATAGTTTTTACATATATCTCTGTATTTGCCCATGATGGAAAGTCAACATCAAGTTCCCAACCGAGTTCTTCTCCGTAGTTTGTTTTAGCCATAATTTTTTATTTAAAATAAATCACCCCAATCTTCGCCTTCATTAGCCTTACTATAATCAGTAGGTCTAACAGCAAAGAAATCAGTATGAGTGAGTCCACCTGTAAGATGATAGAACCATTCTAATTTTTCAGCCTTCGTTTTATCGAATTCATGAATGGATTCATATCCTAATTCTTTTAATTTTGTATTTGTTCTAGCTTTAATGAATTCTTTTAAATCGTTTTTTTCAAGATTTTCTAAATCACCCATTTCGAACATCTTATCAATAAATTTAGTTTCTAAATCAATAATTAATCTTGAAGCCTCTTCAATTGATTCTTTACACTCATCTAGTAATGTAGGATATTCTTCACACATATGTCTGAAGAGTTGACAACCCATTTTAGAATGTAGAGATTCATCTCTTACAGACCATTTCATTTGTTGTCCGATACCTTTTAGTAGATTTCTCATTTGAAATGAGTAGAGTACTGCAAATGAAGAGTATAGGGATACTCCTTCACTAAATGCAGAAAAGATTGCTAAACTTCTACCAACTTCTTTTCTTGCCTGTGGATTTGTTGCCAAATCTTCATGTGTCCAATTGTTAGTAGTAGCAGTAAGGAGTTCAAACTTCTCAGCAACTGCAGGTTCGTGCAGAAACGCTGAGAAGTCATCTAATCCTAATGTTTCATTTAAGTATGAATATGCAGTTGCATGAATTGTTTCTTGTGAACCAAACATCATCGCCATCTGTCTTATCTCGTGTTTAGGAAACCAATCAGTAACCATATTAGTCCAATAATCGGAAACTGCACATTCAGTTTGAGCAAAACCAAGTAAGATATTCCCCACTAAGTTTTTCTCAGCAGCTGTTAATCGTTCATTCCAATCTTTAACATCCCCTTGCATTGGGATTTCAGTATGTAACCAAAATGCTTGGGCCTGTTTCAACCAACCTTCTGTATAGTAGATTGGATATTCAAATGGTTTAAACGGAATTCTTTCTGTGAATAATTTGCTCATAGTAACTTATTATTTTGATTCTTCTACTGAAGCTTTTCTATAATCTGTTACTAGTTTCTTAACTTCACCAATTGCTTTTCTTGCTCTTGATTTAGCTGCTTTTGAACCACCATTGTGTTCTGTTTCAAATTGAACGAATAAATCTTTAATCTGTTCAAATAGTTCTTGTGAATTTGCCATAAAATATTTAATTATTAATTGTTTTGAAGTGACCAATCATATGGTCGTGTTTATAATTATAGTATATATTGAAAAACGTAATTGTTTTTTATAAATTTTTTTTGTCTAACCATTTTTACACATATACCATCCTTTACCATAACTATGTTATAATTTTTTTGATAGGGTTATCCCATATTTTCTACATATTTCTTGTGGAGTAACTTTTTTGTTTCAAGTTGTCCACTAGCAGATTGTTTTGTTGCAATCACACCATCAGGAGAAGAACTGTCATATACTTCAATGTAACCTGTGTTGGTATTCATCTTACATGGGAATGTGATTCCGTCTGGTCCGAATCTGTTTTTCATAATATGAGCTCGAGCAGTATCATTCAATTTATCTTTTGATTTTCTACTCCAACTCATAATGAAATCTGCGTTCATTACTTTGGCATAAGAATCTGCAATCTTATCTGCCTCGATAACTTCGGAATCAATTGCTGAACGGTTGGTCTGAGATGCAGTCCAAATTGGAATTTCCAATTCACCACTCATTCCACGAAGGTCAATATACACTCCTCCTTGCTCCGCATAAGTAGAGTCTGACTTATTAGAGTGAGAGAGGAGAAGGTCGGCATAATCAACAATGATAACATCGGGTTTGTTATCTAACGTAACCATTTTCTCTATATGTTGCTGTAACTTTTTTACTGTAACACCCTTTGGAGGGAAGTACTTAATAAGTAGTTTCCCCTTCAAGTTCGAGATTTTGCCTTTTACCTCTTCTTTTTTGTCCTTCAAATCTGTGGAAGGTATTTGTGTAAACACAGTATCATATCTCGCACCAACGTAGTGCTCTGATAATTCCATTGTGTAATGTACTACACTCAAACCTCTCCGAACAGCTTCTGCACCGATAGCGGTGAGAATCCATGTTTTTCCTACACCCGAAGGTGCTACAACTACTCCCAACTCACCAGGTCCTAATCCACCATCCATTAAATCATTTATAGGATTCCATTTAGTTGGAACAGTTGTTCTATTTAGTTCTTCAGTTCTCATATCGAAATCTTCGATATAATCCATACCTAAGTTGGTTTCGTTACCAACCTTCATAGCTGAATCTACTAAATCTTTGATTCTATCATAAGAACCAGCTTGTAATAAATCTACTGATTGTAGTATTACGTTTTTTAAATTTTGATTAATACAAAAACTTTTAAACTCATCCTTAATATAATCTAAATCTACATTACCAACTTGAGTAAAAACGTGTCGTAGTTGTTCTACAACAGTTTTCTTTAAAACTTCGTTATCTACTTTTGATAATTGTGATTTGAATACATCGAGTGTAGGAGGTTTTTTATAATCTAAATGATATTGTAGTATCTCAGAAATAATCCATTTGTTAGCATCGTTCTCAAAGAACTTAGCGGTAGTTATTTCACTAATCGTATCTAAGAATTTCCCATCTGTAAGTAGAGCCGAAACTACTTTCGATTGGAACGATTGGCCATATTTTGATAATGTATCTATTTGTTCTTGCATTGACTCTTTTTAAAACTTATACAAATATACGAAATTTATTTTTAATATCCAAATTATTTTATGATTAAATTTCCAAAAGTGGTTTTTAACCAATCATTGATATCTCCAAAGTTTCCGATAACTTTGTATTTTAACAGAATTTTCATGAAATTCATTTTATTTAAGGGTTCGATAGATTCGTTAAATCTATCTAAAGTTTTCATTTTTATATTACCACTAATATCAACATCATCGAGTTGCATTAATTCCCTATTTAGTAATATTTGTCTTTTTGATTTAAGTATATCTTTGTAAATCTTTATTTTACCTTTTGTTTCAGTTTCCTTTTCTTCACATAATTTTAATAAATCATCTACTGATAATTTAACATCTTCTGTAATTTCAGGAAATCTTTTTACTACGGTCTTAATACCACATCCATATACTCCAGGAATATTATCTGATTTATCCCCATCCAATACTCTATATAGTAAAAGGTTTTTGGATTCAATTCCATACTCTTCTTTTACCATTGTTGTATTGTACATTTTCTTTTTGGTCGGTGACCAGACGATGGTTGTATCATCAACCAATTGAAGGAAATCCTTATCAGTTGACATAATCACCGCCTGTTCATCTTCCTTGAGAAGTTTGGTGGATATATAAGCCATGATATCATCGGCTTCAACACCATCGTATATCATAGTTGTGAGTGGTAACCCATCTAACATTTCATTTAACCAAACGAATTGTCTTTTCATAGATTCTCTTTCATCTTCATCATTCATCATACCTTTATAAGCACGATTCACTCTGAGTTTGTTAGAATCTCTTTGAGCTTTATATCCACTAAATTTCTTCTTTCTTTGGGTAGAACCACCCTTACCATCGAACACTACAACAACACGAGTCGGTTGAGTTTGTCTAATTGCATATCCAATCGATTTGAGAACACCAGTTGCACCACCAACATGGTCACCATCTTCATTCATTGTAGGAATAGATGACCAACATCTGATAAATGTATTTAACCCATCAATAATTAAAACACGAGAATTCTTGTGTCTATTGATATTCGTTTCTCTATCGGTTTCAACCGAATCTAAAATGTTTTTGTATAGTTCTTTCATTATAAAACTTCTTTAGTATTAAAGTATTTTTCAAGTGCTCCTAATCTATCATCAGCATCTACTAACTTAATCAGAGCTTCCTCTGCGTTTTTGTAGAAATCTTCAGTAGAGTGGTCACCAATTCCAACTGCTTTATTACCAAGAAGTTCTAAAGAAAGTAGAGCTTTGGCCTTATCAGCCTCAGCACTACTTTTCAACATAGTGTATAATTTTTTGTCCATAACTATTCATTTACACCAGCACCACGAGTATCTACTTCCATATTATCGATATCTAAAGTATCAGATTTATATTGTAAGATTGTTTCTTCACATATCTTTTTGTAAATCTGTTCTCTGAGTTCAGTATTCTCATCCATCAAAGGAATAAAATCTTTTGATTGAAATTTAAATTCTTCACCAGTTTCAGTATCAACATATGCATACCATGCACCAGCTTGTTTTACTAATTTGTTTTCTTTCATAACTCCGAGCCATGACCCGTAGTTATCAATCCCTCTGTCAAAGTAGATTTCAAAATCAGCCGCTCTTAGAGGTGGGCCCATTCTGTTTTTTACAACTTGACATCGTACTTTCATACCAACTGTTTTGTCCTTACCATTTACCTTCATCTTGATTTGTCCCATATTCTTTAACCTTAATCTTACAGATGCGTGAAAAGCAAGAGCTTTACCACCACTTGTAGTCCAAGGGTCACCGAACATAGCATTCATCTTTTGTCTAAGTTGGTTAGTGAATACTAATGAGATTTTCTGTCTACCAATCATATTGGTAATCTTTCTCATTGCCTTCGAGATAATAATAGCTTTATCAGTAGCATATCCATCTTTCTTGTAATCTGCCGCTAATTCATTAGTTGTAGAAGCAGCCGCAACTGAATCTACTACTATTGTTACTATTTTATCTTTGGAAGTTTCTCTAACTTTCTCAATGATAGTTTCTGTAAAATCAAAGATTTGTTCAACCGAATCAGCCGTAACATAGAGAAGTTTAGAAACGTCAACACCGATTGCCTCTAAAAATTCTCTACTTACTGCAGTTTCTGTATCAATAAGAACAGCAACACCACCTTGTTTCTGTGTTTCCGCAAGGAGGTGTGCTGATACTAATGATTTTCCTGATTGTTCTAATCCTGTGATTTCAGTTATTCTACCAACGGGTAAACCACCATAAGGACGATTTGAAACAGCCACATCCAACATTGCACATCCTGTCGATATCCAACCATCTACGTTTGTAGGTGCTTCATCATCGTTAAGAAAAAATGCTACTTTGGAATCTTTCGATTGTTTGTTAAGTTCACCTGCCAGAATATCCGCCAAGTCTAACTCCTTTACTGCCTTCTTTTTCGCCATTTAGTTTGGTTTAGTTGTTAAATAAATCATCAAAAGCAGCCGCTACATCATCAGTTTTCTTCGATGAAGATTCTGTTGTAGTAGTTGGTGCAGATTCTACTGGTTTAGAAGCTGGGGTACTTTGTGATAAGGTAGATTGAGATACAGTTTCTTTCTCACCTTCTCCACTTGGGTTTAACCAACCTTCTAATACTGATTTTAATTCATCATAAGATAATTCAGAATATAAATCTGTAATTTCAGTTTGTGATTCTAAAAATTGAGTTACTTTATCAGTATCTTCACTCACTGGTGTAGTTGATGGTTTAACTCTAATAGTAGTAGTTGGATAAGTAGTACCAGCTTCTTCTGCTGATTTGTACTCGATTGTTAAATCTCTACCACTTGTTGGGTCTGAAATATCTCCATAATCTGGGTCAGCAATGTAACCTAAGATTTCTTGATATACAGTTTTACCAAATCCCCAAAATCTTACTCCTTCACCTTCTTCTCCTCTTACGATAACAGGAACAAAAGTTCTCAACTTAGGCTCCATAGCCTTCGCTGCTTTCCAATCATCTTTATCACCCATTCTTTTTAGTTTATCCGCAAACTCTACAATAGGGTCTGGTCTACCAAATGATTGTGGTGATAAGTAAGTTTTGTTGTTAATGTTGTAGTGAAAGTACAATTCGATGAATGGGTTATCTTTATCGAATTGGTAAGGAACGATTCTCACTTGGTGTTTACCAGGTGTTGGTTTCCATAATGAATCTGATTTCCTTTGTGTGTTTTGCAGTTTGTTCAGTCTGCTTCTGATTGCGTTAATGTCTAAAGCCATGATTTTTACCTTTTAGTTTTAATTAATTTATTTTTTAAGTTTAAAGTTTTGAGTGCCAAACTTATTAACACTCGGTGTATATATAAATATAAAGAAACCCCAAAAAACACCGAATTTTTGTGATTACTTATTAACAATTTACTTAGCCCATTTATCCCTTTGTACAAGTTGTGAGATTATACCATAAACGGATAAATCTTCGTAAGTATCTTGAATATTTTCTCCTACTTCATCAGGTTGTCCTTTAACAACTAATTGAAGTAATCGTTGAATTTTATCATTCTTTCTGAACCATAATCCAGTTAAAGCAACTTTCTTATCATCATCAGTTTCTAATTGAGAACCAACTGAAATATTACCTGGTCCGTAGTTTCTTTGTTTCTTACAAAATGTTACATACATTTCATCTAGGATTTTTTTGAACTCATCACAAGTTTGTGGATATGTTCTTTCACAGAATTCTACTGCATTTTCAGTAGGTTGTGTAGTTTCTTCTATCATACTTTTTTAATTTGTTATACAAATATACGAAATTATTTTTACAATTCCAAATATTTTTTATTTTTTTTTTAATATATCCTTGAATCTGTAATATTGTATTGGTATAGAACTCCACAATCATCATCTTCATCAACGATGTTTTCACTAACCTTACAGTAATGTGGTAGTATTTCTTGCAATCCTTCGAAATCTACTTTTTGCCAATAACCAAATCTTAGGTTTATTCCTTTACCTTTAGTAAAGTAAGAATCATATCCGATTTCAAAATCAGATGAACCATACCACTTTTTAATTTCTTTAAATTTTTTATATCCTATTCTCATACCTCGTATTCTCTATCTTTAATATCAATTTCCTTCATTAACAAGTCATATGATAACTCGGTTGGGTTATGGAATATAACCTCGTGGTCAATATACTCAAACCTCTCCATATCATTGGATTGTTTTTCTACTATCTTAGATAGTTTACCTTTCATATCTTCAGTCCATATTGCTACATCTGATGATACTTCCATTGTGAACTTATGTCCACCTTTTGGTTTCCAATGAGTTGTTCCCTCATGAAATCCATAATTTTCGTAATACTGAGTATCAACTATAATTTTTGCCATTGTTTTATATTTTAAAGTTTAATTTTATTTACTTTCTGAATTTTGTTAAGAACTGTGTAAAGAACTCTTGGGTTCATCATTGTACTGATTGATTCAATCTCTCCAATGAAATTTGGATTTAACAACACTTTTTCTAACTCAACTCTACTTAATTGTCTTAAATTTTTCATGTTTTAACTCTTATTTACTATGTAAATATACGAAAAAATATTAATATATCCAAGTCTTTTTTCATTTATTTAAATAAACAATTTGTAATCTTTTTCATAACTGATAGCTTCAATCTCATATGGATGGTCATTGTAGTGATATCCCATATTATAATATCGTTTGAACCAAGATGGAGATTGTAAGTAGTGAATGTATTCATGAATCAAAGTTTTAATTATCATCTTTCTACTTTTCATCTGAGGATAGTAAACTGTGATTTCATTCATCATTGAACAATATTCAGCGTGACACTTATCCTCCTCACCTTGAGCACCTTCCTCACCACTATACTTTTCATAGATATTTCTATGAGTTTCTACATAAGGAGTACATTCTTGGAATTTTGAGAAACCATAGTGGTTCTCTATCTTTGGAAAAATTTCTTTGATTATTTTATTTACTTGTTTCTCAGTCATATCTTATCTTATTTACTATGTAAATATACGAAAAATAAATGAGAAATCCAAGCAAAAAGTGAATTATTTTCTTAAATTTTTTACAATTGTAATAGCACCTACAACTGATTCTATTTTTGATTCAGATACAATTTCTACCAACCCTCTATCAGATAATTTGTTTACAGAATCCCAAACACCAGTTGGTATAACAGGCCCACAATCATCACATCCAATTATTGGAACTTTATTAATAATAGCTGTTTCTATATCAAAGGTTGAGGTTTCTTCAGTATGATTACCATCAATCCATGCAAAATCATATGGAGTAAAGTTATTAGTCCAATTTCTAAATTCTTGAGTATCCGAACTACCATGGAATAAAGTGATTAGTTTCTCATCGAAAAATTCATTGATTTGTTCGGCTCTTTCAATAAACTCCCAAACTCTATCTACTGTATAAACTTTTACATCACCTAATGTTAATTTTGCTATTATAGAAAATGAACCAGCGTTCATTCCAACTTCTAATATTCTTTTTGGTTTGTATTTTTGAAGTAATTTTACAATATAAGTTACACCCATAGTTGAGTGTTCTATTGTATCCTCATAAAAATCAATACACCCACCATCGGAACAATCAAATTCTCTATCTCTATGATTTACCCATTTTCGGTTATCATCATTTAGTAAAGGATGATTTAATATTTTATTTATAAGAGCCTTCGTTTCAGATGATTCATCTGATATGAATTTTGAGTAGTCTGTCATGTAACCTGTTTAGTTTAAATATTAAACTTTTTATTTTTGATTAAATTCTATCACTTCGAAGATTCGTGTAGAAATCTTTTTTGTTCCCTCTACATTGGTAACAATTATTGAATTTTTAAATTTAGTCCAATCTATTGAGAATTTTTTATCCAATACACCATTATTTTCTTCTTTAACTAATTCGTTAAGTGCATTGATTGTATAAAGAGTATTAGATTGTTTCTTTCTATGAACCAAAATAGTATCCTGAAGTGGTCTATCTGGTTTTACAGATGTATCTATATTATAGGTAATAAAGAGCTCGTCTAGGTTTCCCTTATTTTGCAGAACATAAATATAGTTATAAACTATATGGTATGTTTCTCGAATAAGTTGAAGTGTATCTTGTAGCTCTGCCTTAGATGTAAATGTACAAAGTAACTGTGTTTGCATATATTTTCTTAACCCACTTTTCTTAGTATATAAATATAATTGGATTTTACGAAAATGTTAAAATATTAACTAAAAGTAATGTACATCGAATTAGAGTTATGTACGAGGGGTTAGGCTATTAACTATTTAAAGATTTTTTAGATTGGATAGCTAATTGTTCTTGTAAATCTTTTCCATATTGACCAGCTACTTTAGATATTTTTCCAGCTGTTCTATGGGTATCCGTTCCAATATGTTTTTTCTTACCATCAGTAGATACATAATGAAGTTCTTGTTCTACACCTTCAACAGTAACATTTCCTATTAAATGTTCTTCTAATGCTTTATTATAATCTCCATCAGGATTATCTTTTAGGTATTCATCTTCTGTTGGGAACTCAGTTGATACAGCTAATGCATTTCTATAATCTTTTGGTGATACAGAGTGTTCTCCCATTTCAGTAAGTTTTCTACCATCCGCAGTACCACCTACATTTTGTGTAATATGTACCCTATCAAAGAACCCAGCAACATAAGCTTGTGTTCTCTTACCATTTACAGGTGGAGGAGTGTGTCCTTCTTCTTTATCTTTTTCAACTAATCTTGATACGGTTTCAGTTTGCATTTTTTTGATATCCTCACCTCGTTGTCTTTCAGAAGTTTCCATATCCCTCAAACCATCATTTTCATATAATTCAATTAAATCAGATTCATCAAATACTCCACCATACATTACATCACCCTTCTTATCTGGTTTATCAAATTGTTTTTTAAGTTTTGAAGCAGCTTCTTCTTTACTCAATCCACTATCTATCAATTTTTTCATTTTAGAATGCACATCTCTCGATACAATAGTTACTTTTTCATTTGTCCTAAGATGATTTCCTCTTGAAATACCACCAGTACCAGTTACCATTGTAGCTGAGTGTGTTATTTGTTCATTTGAATACTCACCACCATTTACTTTGAATTGTTCACTTGTATCCTTTTTCCATTTTTTGTATTCTTTGGAAGTAGTATCATCATTCGGAGGCCCTTCTAATCCTAATAGATGTGCTTGAACTTCTGGTTTCTTCAATGAATCAGTTATATAACTTTCTTTCTTTTTCTTTTCTGCAGGGGTTAGTTTACTATTCGGTTTACCTAACTTACTTCTTCCACTTAATGCTTGTGCTGCTTTAGCCATAGCTTTTTGAGCCTGTGGTGTAGATAATTTTTCTTTATGTTTTTCAACTGCTGCTTTAACTCCTTGAGCAAATGTTTCATCAAATTGATTCGCTTTATCAAATTGTTCTTGAGCAATAGTAAGTACATCTTGTTTTTCGTTTTCAGATAACCCCAATCTCGTGGCTGCAAATGTAAGTGATTTTTTAGAACTACCAATTGTACCACTTGATTGTTGGTCATTTAAAGATTGTTTATTTGAAATATAACAAACTCTATCTCTACCTTTACTATCTTTGTAAATTACAATAGTATCAGCATCACCTTCTTTACCAGTAATAGATTTATCTGCTGCGTTTTTTTGGAATTCATATAATTCATTTTTAGCATGGTCAATCGATTCTTGGTCACCTGATTCTTCTGCTTCTCTAAGTTGAGTTGCTAAGGTATCTCTAACAAGAATACCATCAGTAGTATTTGATGGATATCCATCTGGTTGGTTTGGATTAAAATCAAATTTTGGATTACTTTGTATTTTTTTAGCTGAACCAAATCCTGCTACTGAAGCATTAGATAGTTTTTTAAGTTTTGAAGCATTTCCAGCAACCTTACTATCAGGAAACTCTTGTTTTACTCTTTCTGATATTTTTTCTGCTAATTCTTCTTTTGTAATGTTAGGGTTTCCAAATACAATCTCTCTACCCATATTAGTCATTTCTTCTTGAATAGTAGTATCACCACCTCCCTTTCCAGCTTTACCACCAAAAGCAACCTTTCTTGATTCTAATGTTCTTTTTGCTACATCTGAAGGACCTTTTGTTGGAATAACTTTAGGGTCATTTGAAGTAGAAACAGAATCAATAATCTCTTCTGTTGTTTTGCCTTCCCATTTATTATTTAATGCCTTTTTTGGAAATTCTTTTTTAGGTTTAGATTCTTTTTTATCAGATTGACTATCTTCTTTTTCTTTTTGGATTTTATCTCCAATTTCTTTTTCTTTTTTTCTTTGAGCTTTTTGAGATGGAGTATTAAAAGTTTTCTTTATAGAATCTTGTTTTTCCTTTTCTTCTTCTGGTGAACTTCCATCACCACTTGAGTTTTGTTCCGAATCTTTAGCAGCTTCTTCTCCTTCTTCTCCTTGTTTTTGCTTTTCTTTTTCATAATCAGAATCAGATACCGCTTTTAGTTTTCCACTGTCATCCTTCTTGTATTTTTTAGCACCATCTTTTTTCTCATCACCCTTCTTTACATAAAATCCGTTACCAATGTGAGCATAATCTTTATCTTCACCTTCAGTATCATCTTCATTAGTTAGAAATTCAAAGATAGTTTCTTTTACATCATACTCACCCCATTCTGAAAGAATCTCAGACATGATTGATTGGTGTTCTTTATTTTCTACATCAGGGATACCTACCCTATATGAGAGTTCTCTTACTAACTTATCTATTACTTTTTTATAATCCATCTATACTATAAATATTAAGGTGCCGAATTCTTATATGTATGGTCACTTGGTAGGGAACTTGTTAATCCCCATTTATGTGCAAGATAACCTTCTGCTTTTATTAAATGTGTTAAATCAGTACCACTTGTACCAGGTATATTTGCTACTGCAAAGAATTCACCTAATTTACCATCCAATTCTTGAGATGACC